ATGAAGAAGGGCCGGGCCCCGGACGTGACCCGGGGGCACCGGCCCCGCTCGAAGGAGATGACCTTGACCAGTCCCATCCCCACCGAACGCGACACCAGCGTAGCTGCTGACCAGTGCCGCGGGTACGTCCCGCACCCGGCGGCGCTGCGTGTGCTGATCCCTCTGCTGTCGTGGCTGATGCCGCTGTGGGCCGGCATCCGGTCCACGTTCCGGCTCGCCGCCGCCGAGGCGGCCAGCGCCGCCGCGGAGCGCGACCTCGACGCCCACTTCGCCGCCGTCCCCCGGCACGACGACCGGTACTGGCCGGCCGACACCCCGGCCAGGGCGGTCGTGACGATCCCGTCGGCCGCGGAGCTGGACGGCCCCGACTACCGCGAGGTCCTGGCGTTCCTGCTGGCGCTCGGGAAGGTCGACGCGGCCGGCCCCGCTGACCAGGTGCTGCTGCGCGCCCGGGACCGCGCGGAGGACATCCACCCGCGGTCGCTGCACCTCGCGGCGACCTACCTGGCGGGCGAGTTCGTCACGCTTGCCCGGAGCACCCGGTGAGCGCCCCGGTCCTCGCGGCCCGCACCGCGCCCCGCCGCACGCCGACCGCGCCGGCCCCGGCTGCGCTGCCGCCCGCGCTCCCGGCCGACGCCCCGCGCGCCGGGTTCATGATCCGCAAGCCGCTTCCCGGCGCGCACGTCCTGGTCTGCTCGGGCTGCCGCCGCGCCGTCGGCCTGGCGTCGCTGCGCTTCCTCCCTGGACGCCTCGTCGTCGGCTGCGTCGCCTGCGCGAACGGTGAGCGGGTGGCGACCCGATGACCGCCACACTGATCGGGCTCCCGGCCGCGCAGCTCACCGACAGCTGGCTGCGCGACGTCGTCGAGCTGATGGGCGTCCGCGCCGCCGACCCCGCCTCCGAGCTGGCGCCGCTACTCCCGGCCGACGCCCCGCCCGCGGTCGTGGCAGGCCGGATCGAGCTGCACCCGTACCTGCTCCGCGGCGACGTCACCGCGCTGGTCCGCTGGACCTGCGAGCTGGACGGACCGTCTCTACACGCCTACCCGGCCCTCGCCCGGGCGACGTCGACGTGCACGTCCTTGGGACGCTGCTGGGTCAGCCGGTGCGGCTGCGCGCGACCACGCACCGCCGCGTCCCGGGCGCCCCCGGACTGCTCACTTCCGAGCAGCTCGGCGCCGTCGTCCAGGCCGAGCTCGCCGCAATGCCGACGCTGCGGCGGTGGTGGACGTGAAGAAGACACCCGACCCGGACCGGCACGTCGGGTTCACCGGCACCCGCAACGGGATGACGACCCCGCAGGCCGCCGCCGTGCACATCGCGCTGGTCCGGCTCCGCGAGACCGGTGCCCGGTTCTTCCACCACGGCGACTGCCTCGGCGCCGACGACCGCGCCGCGACCATCGCGCACGACCTCGGCTACATCGTGGTCGCGCACCCGCCGAACAACACCCGGGCCCGGGCCTGGGGCTACTACGACCAGATCCGCCCACCGCACGCCTACCTGGTGCGCAACCGGCACATCGTCGACGAGTGCAGCTGGCTGATCGGCTGCCCCGCCACGGTGCGGCACGAGCTGCGCTCCGGGACCTGGTCGACGATCCGCCTGGCCCGCGACCTGCGCCGCCGCCTCACGATCGTCGCACCCAACGGACTACTGATCGACCCGGCCTGCATCGGTGACCCCAGCTCGAAGGTGAGCACCCGATGAGCACCGGCGAGCAGATGCTGTCCTGGCACGCGGCCCGCGTCCTGGAGTACGTCCACGGCCTGGTCGCCGCGGTGCACGACCAGGCCGCCGCCGACGTCGTCACCGCCGTGCAGCGGCTTCGCGATCTCCCCGCGCCGCCCGGTGTCGACCCGGTCGTGGCGATGGCAACGGTGATGGCCGCCGGCCTCCCAGCTGACCGCGACGAGCTCCGGGCCCGCCTGGCGTGGGTGGAAGGCCTCGACCCGATCCCGAACCGGGTGATCACCGGCGACGTCTCCCGCGACTGCGACGTGCACCTGCTGGTTGGTGGGCACGCCCGCGCCGCCGACATGCAGCCGCAGATCCGGCGGGCCGCCGTCGCCGAGCTGACCGCCCGCTCGCACACCGTCGAGCAGATCGCAGAACGGACCGGTATGAGCGGCCGCGCGGTCGAGCGCTACCGCGCCGACCTGACAACGGAGGCGTGCTGATGGCCCGCGTTCTGATCGACGACCTGACCGAGGACGTCATCCGCACCGAGGACGAAGGCGGCACGGTCCGCCTCACCCTCGACAGCGACACCTGGGAGCTGGACCTGACCGTCGCCTCGCAGGACAAGCTCCGAGAGGTCCTGGCCCCGTACATGGCGGCAGGCCGCTACACCCCGAAGCCGGGCACCCCGAAGGCTGCACCCGGCGCCGGCGGTGCAGCTGGCGACGAGCCCTCCGACGCCGACATCCGGGCGTGGGCCCGCCAGAACAACATCGAGGTCGGGGCGATCGGCCGGGTCAAGAAGTCCGTGCGCGACGCCTACCTGGCAGCCACGGCAGGCCGGGCCGATCCCTCGACGACGAGGCCGGCCGAGCAGGGTACCGCCGCGGATCCGCCACCGTCGCCGCCGACGGAACGGCCCCGACCCGAGCAGGCCGAGCTGGCTGAGGACCTCATGGCCCGCGACGTCCCCACACACCTGGTCGCGTCCCAGACTGGTCTGACGGTCGAGCAGGTCCGCGAGCTCCGCCGAGAGCTGGACCGTCGATGAGCGTCAAGGTGCCGACCAGGGCCCTGATCGGGATGCTGTCCGACCTCATCCACACCGCCGATCTCGCGCCCGACGCCGGCGTGCTGGGCGCCGTCATGGTGCACACCGCCCGCGGCGCGATCGGGGAGCAGCCCGGGGACCAGGACCTGCTCGCGGGGGTCTCCACCGATCGCTTCACCGCCGGGCACGCCTACGTCGGCTGCGACGGGCAGCTCACCGGCGGCCCGTCGCTGTGGAACGTCCAGGACTGTCGCTCGGTCATCGCGGTGTTCAAGACCGCCGCGAAGCGCGACGAGTTCCACCACCTCGAGGTGACCCGCTCCGCCGCGGTCGTGACCCTGCGGGAGGACCCGAACCTGTTCGACGACGGCCTGTCCCTGTCGTTCGCGCAGCAGCCCCTCGCGCAGTTCCCCGGCCCGTTCTTGTACGACTACCTGGCCCGCCCGACCGCGGACGAGGTGCAGCTCGACGACGGAACGATGCAGGGCGCGCTGCCGCGCACCGACCTCACCGGCTCGAACGTGGCATCGTTTGTGCGGATCGCCGACCGGCGCCGCTGCAGCATCCGGCTGTTCCGCACGCACCAGCGCGAGTCGATCGCCGTGCAGATCGGACCCACCTACCGCGGCATCTTGATGCCGGCCCGCTACGAGCCGACCTCGGACGAGCGGACCCCGGACAACGACGTCGTCGCCCCGGACCTGGAGGAGCTCCACCGGCTGATCGACGCCGAACGCGCGGCGGAGCAGGCCGCCGCCGATTCCGCTGCACCCGCGACGGCACCGGTGGCCGGCGCCGAGGTGGAGCCGCACCTGTTCGCCGCTCCGTTGGTCGACCATCCGCCGCCGGACCGCGGCATCGACGAGCTGCTGATCGACGCCGCCGAGCTGGTGATCACCACCCAGTTCGGGTCCCCATCGATGCTGTCGCGGAAGCTGCGCGTCGGTCACGCCCGCGCTGTACGCCTCCTCGACGAGCTCGAGCAGCACGGAGTCGTCGGGCCCGCGGCCGGGTCCCGTTCCCGTGACGTCCTCGTCGACGTCGTCGAACTCACCCCCGCCCTGGACAAGCTCCGCGGGAACGGAGGACCGGGGTGACGTGCTCCAACGGCTACGACGGCCTCCCAGACGCGGGGGAGGGCGCCTGCTGCACCGGCGCCGCGGTCTTCGGGCCGGACCGCTGCACCTGCTGGCGCGAGGTCCTCGACCGCGAGCAGGCCACCCCGGTGCCCGGCCCGGCCGAGGTCCGCGACGGCATGTGCTCGGACTGCGCCTACCGGCCCGCGTCTCCCGAGCGCACCGAGACCGACGGCTACGCGGGTGACCCCGGCGCGCTGGAGGCCAACGCACTGGCCGGGCGCCCGTTCTACTGCCACGACGGCATGGCCCGCGTACAGCACCTCGAGCACCCGACGGGTGTGACCGTCGACGGACACCCGGCCGACTACGCCCCACCGATCCGCGACGGAGTGCCGTACCGGGCCGACGGCCGCCCGGCCCTGGTCTGCGCCGGCTACGACGCCCGACGCCGACGTCACGCGGCTCGGCCGCCCGTCCCGGTGCACGGCGACGCAGACCTGGCCCGACCCGGCCCGGACGCCGAGACACGGCGCTAGGCCCCGGTACCGCCCGCCCCCTGACCTGCTCCCCCTCGGAGGTCTACACCGATGACCTGGTTCAAGGTCGACGACGGGTTCGACGACGACCCGCGAATGTTCGACGCCCCCGACTGCGCGGTGTCTCTGTGGACGCGTGCGGGTGCCTGGGCGTCTCGCCACCTGACCGACGGGTTCATCCCTGCGGCGCTCCCGGAGCGCAAGTGTGAGGACCCGGAGCGGGCGATCGCCGAGCTCGTCGCGCGCGGGGTGTGGGAGCCGGCCGAAGGCGGCTGGCGCTACGTCGCCTGGACCGACGACCAGCCGTCCCGCGAGGAGGTGCTGGAGAAGCGCCGCAAGGAGACCCAGCGGAAGGCGAGGATGCGGGCCGCGCTGGCTGAGAAGCGGCGTAAGGCCAGGTCAGCGTGTCCCGCTGGGACACCCGGTGGGACACCTGCGGGGACTCCTGGTGGGAATCCCACACGGAGTCCCGCTCTTCCCGACCCGGGGTCCCTTCCTTCGTCAGGGACCCCCGCGGCGGACGCGGGCGGCGGTGCGCCCGCCGCGGCGCCAGCTGAGCACGTGCCGTCGTCATCGGCTGAGACCCGGGCTCGCGCCCGGGAGATCGCCGGTCTCCGACCGCCTCCGCGGCGCCGTGGCCGGCACGTCTCAGCTCAGGACCGGCCGCTGATGGCGTCGGTACGGGACCCCCGGGCGGAGCAGGACCGGCTGGCGGAGCTGGACGCGGTGCAAGCGGTCGAGCCGCCTCCGGGCGGCCTCCCAGCGCCCGGCTCGACCGTCGATTCGGCCTCCGACCAGCAGAAACGAGCCACAGGATGAGCGTCCAATTCGTTGGCGACACCCCGCCGAAGGTGCATACTGAAACGGACGTTCGGTATGCACGCGGAGGTGATCACGATGCCCCGACCCAGGTTCGAGACCATGGCGCAGCTGCAGCGGATCGCGCTGTCGAAGACCGTGCCGTGCCCGTTCCCGCCGTGCTCGCAGCCGGTCGGGGAGCGGTGCGTGAACACCAGCTCGACCACGTCGAAGGGTGCCCCGCTGGGCGGGCTCGGTGCGCACGTCCCGCGGCTCGACGCCGCCGAAGCGCACCAGTACCCGGCGCTGCCGGTGCAGTCGTCACCGGCGGACAGGGAGCCCGTTCCGGCCTGACCCGCCCGGCCGGCCGCGGCGACGTCCTCAACCAGGGCCGTCGTCGTGGCTAACCGGGACGAGCTCGTGCGCGAACTGGACCGTCTGCGCGCCGAGCTGGCCGAGACCCGGGCCGAGCTGCATGGCGCGACCGGTGCAGCCGCGGTGCTCCGCGAGCGTGGTGACGCCCTGGCCGACGCAAAGAACTGGGTCGAGCACGTCGTGGAGGCGGAGCGGTGGCGGTCGGTCCGCGGTGACGCTCCCGCACCCGCAGAGCCCCCGGCCGACCCGGAGCCCACGCGCTGGTCCACGCTCGATGACGCGATGCGCGTCGCACACGAGCGACCGCTGATCGCGGCGTGCACGTGGCACAGCCGCAGCGAGTGCGTCTGCCCCGTCCACGATGTCGTGACGCGACTCTCGGATGCCGGGATGCTCCGCGACGCTGCACCCGCCGCGACCCCGGAGCCCCCGGCCGTCGAGCTGCCCGTGACGCTGTCGTCGGTCGACGACGTCGCCGCGGTGCGGCGGAACCCGGTGTGGCAGGACGGCTACACGACCGGGTTCGCCGACGCCGCACGGTTCGACAGCGATGCCAGCAACGCACCGGACCTCGTCGTCGGGAAGGCCGGCGTCCCGATCGACGCCTACGACGCGATCCAGATCCTCGCCACCCGCCCGGACCACCCGTCCCGGCTGCTCGCCGAGAAAGCCCGCGCCGTCGCGGACTGGTGGAACGACCCGCCCGGCGGCCTCTGGCAGCGCGAGCAGCTGGACGAGGTCGCCGCGGACCTCGGCGAGCTGCTGGGCGACCTGCTCGGCGGCGGACCGGGCGACGTGAGCGACGTCCGGCCCGCCGGTCAGCCCGTCCGGGACGGCCACACCAGCGGCGAGGAGTCGACGTCGTGACCAACGAGCAGCGCGCCCAGGAGTACGCCGACCTGTACACCCGCCTCGGGGACCGGTGGCGGCAGTGCGTGCCGGTCGACGGCCACGCGGACAAGCACGCCGACCGGATGACCGTCGGGTCGGTGACGATCGTGAAGCCCGCAGGCTGCAAGAGCTGGCAGATCGAGCGCGTGAAGAACGGCGACGTCTTCACCAGCGCCGAGGGCTTCACCATCGTCGTCCGGCGGACCGCCCGCGACCTGTCGTGGGCCGACATCAAGGTCGTCCAGCCCAACGGAGCCACGTGGACGAAGCGGCAGAAGCTCCGCGACGGGCAGCTGCCGTACGCGGCCGAGCGTGTCCCGGCCGGCCAGGACGGGGGCGACCGTGGCTGAGCAGACCGCCCTCGAGGTCGACGTCGAGCCCGCCGAGCTCCGCGCTGCTGGGGACGTCGTGGTGCTGTGCCAGCGGCTGGGGTTGGTCCGGGACGACGCGTTCGACAACCCGGCGTGGGAGAGGTGGACGGACCCACCGCAGTGGGTGTCGGTCCGGTTCGACCGGTCCGGTGAGTCCAAACCGGGTCAGCTGCAGGTCCACGTCGGCTGGTCGTCGGGGTTCTTCGCGATCTTCTGCGCGAACGGGCGGGCGATTCCCGCGCCGTGCGTGCGGGCGACGGTGGAGCAGATCCAGGCGGACGCACGAGCTCGGGATCTGCCCGACCTGCGGACGGTCGCGGCGGGAGGTGAGCGCCGTGGGTGACCTCGCTGAGGTGCGGCCGCTGCTGTCGATGGTGCAGCGGCAGGTCCTGGACTGCATCAGGGACCACGTCCGCTCGTACGGCTACCCGCCCACGATCCGCCACATCGGCGCGCAGGTGGGGGTGTCGTCGACGTCGTCGGTGGTGCACCAGATCCGTCAGCTGGAGCAGAAGGGCTACCTGCAGCGGGACCCGTACCGGCAGCGCGCGCTCCGGGTGGTGGACGGCGGCCCGGAGGACAGCAGGGTCCCGGCCGCGATCGGGAGGTCGTCGACGACCTGGTCGACGCCTGGCACCAGCTCGCCCGCTCGGACCTCGGGGATGTGTCGCTGACCGACTTCCTGCAGCTGCGCCCCGACGAGCGGGACGCGTGGGCGTGCGACGCGGTCCTGCCGCGGCGGCTGCACCCGTACTGGCGGTGGCTGCACCGGTCGCTGGCCCTGCCGAGAGGAGATGCACGGTGAGGATTCAGGACCTGCGCCCGGGGGACCGGGTCCCGGCGGGTTGGGCCGCGGTCGAGGCGACGCTGATCTCGTGGTCGGCGCAGCACCCGGTGTATCCGGGTCTGGCGCTGGTGGTGTGGCGGCTGTCGTCGGGGGAGCTGTCGTTCGACGCTCTCGACGTCGAGCAGCACCTTCCGGACAGCGCGGTTCCGCTCGAGCAGTCCGAGGACGAGCGCCTGGAGTCGCTGCGTCGTGCGATCGACTGGCCGGTCCCGCCGGCCAGCGCGTCCGCCCCCGGGGAAGACCGGCCCGCCAGCCGGGCGGGGACGGAACCCGGTGGTGGCCCTGCCCCCTCGGGGCCACCACCGACCGCCATCCGGGCGGGCGGCGCGCTGGGGGAGTGGGTCGCGCTGCTGAGCGCCTCGACCGGGGAGCTGCGCAACGTCGGCTACGCGTCGGGGTTCCGGGACCACCCGGCCTACGAGGTCGACCTGCCCGGCGGGGAACGGATCAGCTGGCCGGCGCACGCGGTCCGCCTGGCGGACTGGGACGAAGCAGTGCACGCCGCATCGGGTGGGGAGCTGCGCGTCGCCCGGATGCGCCGGCTCGAGCACGAGCTGGAGCGGGCCAACGCCCGCGTGGCCGCGACGGAGCGGAAGCTCGCCGTCGCCCGCGGCCAGCTCGCCGCCGCGACCGGGCCAGGCGCCGCCGCCCGGGAGGGCCGCTGCGGCGCCGAGCGGCCCCGGACGACGTGGGAAGCCGAGACGGCGCCGTGCGTGTTCTGCGCGCTCCCGGCGACGCATCTGGGCTGGCACCGGGGAGAGGACGGGTCCGAGTGGACCCTGGTGGTCCGGTGACGGCCCGCCGCTGGGAGATCGTGCCGCTGCCGCGGTGGGGCCGGCCGGAGACTGCGGTGCGCCGGTCGTCGGGCACGTTCCGGGCGTCGTGGGACGACACGCTGCGGCTGCTGCTGGAGGAGATCGAGCTGCTGGAGCCGTCGGGTGTTGTCGCCCTTGCGGTGGATGCGGATCCGTCGGACCTGCGCCGCGACGGGATGCTCCGCGCTCGCGCCGAGGTCTTGTTCCCCGGGGTGGTGGTGTCGTTCACGTCGGCGTCCCGGGGCCCGCTGTCGTTCGCGACGGACGCCTACGAGCAGCGCTGGCATGCCGACCTGGCCGGCTGGCAGGCGAACGTGCGCGCGATCGCGCTGTCGCTCAAGGCGCTGCGCGCGGTGGACCGCTACGGCGCGACCGCACGGGGCGAGCAGTACGCGGGGTGGCGGCAGATCGAGGCCGCCCCGGCGCGATCGGAGGGGTTTACCTCCCCGGACGCTGCGGCGCGCTGGATCCGCTCGTCCGCGGCCCCGGACGCGGGCCGGTTGGCGGAGTCGCTGCCGCTGCACGAGCTGTACCGGCTGCTGGCCCGCCGGATGCACCCCGACCTGAACGGCGGCCAGCCGGGGAGTGGAACCGGCTGGACGAAGCCCGACGACTGCTGGAAGGAACCGAGCTGTGGTGAGCACCGAACCTCGCCCACGAATCGTCGTCGACACCGAGACCACCGGCCTGCGCACCGACGTCGACGTCGCCGTGGAGGTCGCGTGGTGGGACCAGGCGACCGGTGAGCGCGGCGAGTTCGTGCCGGTCCACGACGAGTTCGACATGGACCAGGCCGACCCGGGCGCCCTGCTGGTCAACAACTACTGGATGCGCGGCCTGGACAACCCGCAGACCTGGGACTGGTCCGGCGCCGGCGCCCGACGCCTGCACGAGGTCCTCGCCGACGCAACGTGGGCCGGGTCCAACCCCGGCTTCGACCTGACCATGCTGCGCCCGGTGTTCCGCCGGTCCGGGCTTCCCGTCGACCACCACCATCACCGCCTCGACGCGCTGGAGAGCGTCGCCCGCGGCCGCCTGGGCCTGCCCCGCCCGATCGGCGCCGCCGAGGTCGCCCGCCGCCTCGGCGTCGCCGAGCAGCCCGACCACACCGCCGCCGGCGACGTCACCGTGATCGGCCGATGCTTCGAGCTGCTCGACGACATGCCGCTGCTCGTACTCGACCCGGGCTCCGACGACGACGTCGCCCGCCTGGTCCGCGCCGTCCTCGCGATCCCCGACCACCAGCAGGTCCGCGCGAAGGACATCGCCCACGGCCGACGCCTGCTGCAGAAGCTGTCCGGGGGCCGCCGTGCCGCGTGAGTTCGTCGAGCCGAACGGCGTCCGGCACCGCGACAGCGAGCCCGGCCTGACCGTCGCCGCTGCGGCCCTCGCCGTGCTGGCCGTCCTCGTCGGCGGCGTCCTGGCAGCCACCCCACCCGACACGACCGCCCCGACCGAGCCGGACTCGGCGTGGCGCACCGACTACGACCGCGGCTGGGCGTGGCTCGTCGAGTCCCAGCGCCGCGAACCCCGACCCGACGAGCTGGCCCGCGCCGAGTGCCGGTTCTGGGCCGACGGCGACGGCCGGACCTTCGTCGAGCAGCGCGCGGCGTTCGTCGCGGGCTGCGACACCGCTGCCCGCATGACACCCCTGGAGGCACCGTGACCGAGATCAAGCTGACCGACGTCGCCACGCGGTGGGAGGTGACCGGCCTGCCGCCGGAGCCCGATCCCGGGACGGTGGTCCGGGACCGGGACGGCGAGGTCTGGCACCGCCGCCCCTCCAAGGACGACAGCAGTGAGCCGTCGCGCTGGTGGCGGGCCGGCGCGCTCGTCCCGCTGTTCGGCAGCAGTGCCGGGGTCCGGCGGTGGGACCAGCTGCTGCTGGACCACGGCCCTCTCACGCTTATGGTCGCCGCCCTCGGTCCGACCCCGACGGAACGCGATCCGGAGACCGCTGAGGCGGCGGAGCTCGGCGTCGCCGCGCTGCGTTCCCGGATCCGCGTGCTGGAGGCGGAGGTCTCCCAGACCGTCGACCGCTCCTACCGGTCCGCCATCGGTGATCTCGTCGGGTTGTTCCACCCGCGGTCGGCAGGACTGCAGACCCTGCGCGAGCTCGGCGACGCCGACCACAAGATCACCTTGACCGACGTCGTCGCCGCGATCGGCATCCACGTGCAGGGCAACACCCTCGGCGCACCCCCGGACTACCAGCCGCCCACGGGTCTCCCGCCGGAGGAACGGGCCGCGTTCGCCACCGCCGTGTCCGAGCTGAAGGAGCAGTCGTGAACGTCTGGACTGACTGGGTGGCTCCGGCCCTCGTCCTGGTGTGCACCACGCTCGTCGGCGTCGGCGTGGTCGTCGCCCGCCGCGACCGTCTGCGGGCCGAGGAAACGCTGCGCGCGACTCGTGCCCTCGCCGTCGACGGACTCGGCGAACTGCAGCTCGCCGCGGTCACCTACCTGCACCACCCGGGCCCGACCCGGCACGACCCGCCCCGCCTGGGCCCACTCCCGGAGCACTGCGCCAACGGCGAGCACCGATGGGCGCGCCGGGACGTGTCGAACCTGCGCCGCCCGGGCGGCGACGACGGGGAGCCGCTGCGCTGCTCGGTGACGTGGCGGTGCGGGGACTGCCCCGCGATCCGGCACGAGCAGAACGTCCCGCCGCCGCTGTCGCTGGTCGCAGTCCAGGCCGCGATGACGCCGACGGTCGCGGCCCGGACCGGGGTGCCGGGCGCGGAGCCGGCCACACCGATGGCGGGCCGGCAGGCGAGCACCCCGGGTACGTCGTCGTGACCGCGCCGCGGAGGCCACCGCCGGTGCTCGCCATCGTCGGTCTGGTCGTGTGGCTGCTGTTCGTCGCCGGGGCGATCTACTTCGGGGACTGGAAGCTGGCCGCGTACGGCCTGATCGCGTTCCTGATCCTCGGCGTCATCGGCGCGCTGCTGCAGCCAGACAGGACCGGGGGCGACCAGTGAGCGACGACTTCCAGGACACGAACCTGCTGCTGGTCCCGCCGACGGCGGCCGGCCCACCGGCAGTTCCCGCGGCGGTCCGCCCCTGCTCCGAATGCGGGCAGCCCACCTGGGTATCGCTGGTCCTGCTGGGAAGAGCAGATGCCGGGGACATGCGGCCGTGGTGCTACGGGTGCGCGGCCGCCTCCGGCGAGGACCTGCACTTCAAGCAGCATCCGGAGCAGCTGGCGCTCGGCATGAGCATCGCCAGCTTCGACCAACTCGCCGCCCGCGTCCGAGATCGAATCGCGGAGGTCCGTCATGGGTGACACCACCGTGCGGCAGCCCCGACAGCGGATCACCCGTGCTGACGGGTCGGTAGCGGTCCAGACGAAACGCCCTCGGGCGGACGTCCTGTGGTACCCGCGGCACCGGTGGGCGACGGTGCTGGTCCGGCGCACACACGACGTCGAGCTCGCTCGGGAGCTGGCCGAGGCCCGCTGGGCCGAGATCGGCGAGACGGCCCCGCTGGTGCACCACCGCATCGGCTGGTGGGCGACCTACGCCAGCAGCGAGCCGGCCCCGACCGACGCCGCCGAGGACCAGCACGGCCGCGTCGTGCGCTGGACGAGGGACGACCGCGAGCACGCGGCCGGCCCTGGAGTGGAGTTCCGGCCGTGACCGACTGCCCGCAGCTCGCCCGCCCGCCCCCCGCCGATCTGGCGCTGACGTCCCCCGCCCGCTCCCCGCCGGAGGTGTCCCATGTCCCGCCGCACGATGACCGTCCGCATGCCGACTCGGATGTCGGTCCGCCGCGGACCGCAGCAGGTCACGCTGCGCCACGCGAGCAGCTGCCCGATCTGCGGGCAGGCCCGCGCGGTCGCCCGCACCCTGTGCCTGGACTGCTGCCGCGACGTCGCCCGGATGCTCGACCCGGCCTGGCTCGGTGACCGCGACCAGCAGCTGCCCGCCTCGATCCCGGTGCTCTGGGCCGCGCTCGACCCAGCCCCGTCCGCCGGGGATCCGGGCGGCCGCCGCGCCCCGGGGTTCTGCTCGATGCCGCCACTGGACCTGCAGACCGTCGTCCTCCGGGACCCCCGCTCGCTCCCGGACCCGGCGGTCCCGGTCTGGTACCCACCGCACCCGCGCGACGGGAAGGACGACTGGTCCCGCCCGCTGCGCGAGCTGGAGGGCGAGCCGCGACCGACCGAGCGCGCGATCGTCAGCCTCGCCGAGGCGCTGTTCGAGACCCTCGACGTCGGCTGCACGGTGCGCGGCGACGAGCGCTTCTTGATGGGCGGGCTGCTCGAGCACTGCGTGTGGATGCTCGACCGCGTCGCCGAGATCACCGCGCTCCCGGACGCGGCGGAGATCCACCGGGACCTGACGGTCCTGGTGGACGACCTGCGGGGCCCGGCCGGGGACCCGGCGCCGTGGTCGATCGGCGGCTGCAACAACGTGGTGGGCCGCGGCGAGCACCGCGCGGTGTGCGGGGAGCCGCTGTTCCTCCCGCCGCCGCAGCCCGGCCGGGTGATCCCGGCCGGTGAACCGGTTCTGCGGTGCCCGTCGTGCGACAAGCCGTACCGGCACATGGACCTGCTGCGGATGGAGATCGGCACGGAGCTGGCCGGTCAGGTGTCGTGACCGGCACGCGGTGGCTGACGACGGCCCAGGTCGCTCAGCTGTGCAACGTGCGCCCGGCGACGGTGCGGTCGTGGGTCCGCCGCGGCCACGTCCAGCGCGGCCCGGACGGCCGGGTGAACGCGGTGTCGCTGCTGCGCTACCTCGACCGGCAGCGCACCGCGCCGGCCGCAGGGTCGGGGTAGGTGAGCACAGCGGCCGGGTAGGTGATCACCTACCCGGCCGCCTACCGACCTGACCTGCAAGAACATGGCCGGGTAGGTGATCGGGTGCCTGTACCGCGTCGGCGGGTTTCCGCAGGTCACACCGTCCCGGCGCGTCCGCCGGCCAGGGCCGCCTACCCCGCCTCGGGCTCTACTCCGGGGCGGCTGTCGAGGTCGACGAGCCGCACCCCGGTGGTGTTGCGGCTGTCGACCTTGACCTGCGGGGTCGGGACGCCGGCCTCGCGCAGCTGCACACCCAGCGAGTCCACGGTCAGCGTCGACCACGTCTCAGCGCGCAGCAGCGCCAGCCGGGCCCGCAGGTCCCCCAGGTGGATCCGGTCCAGCGCCGCGCCGGTCATCACGGCGCGCACGTCGTCGAGCAGGCTGGGGTCGTCGGCCTCGGTCGGAAGGTCGGCCGCAGCACCGGTCAGCCTCCCCGCAGCCTGCCGCAGGTGCCGGGCCCGGTCGGCCACCTTGTCCGAGGTGACGGCGTCAAGCCCGAACACGGTGCGCACGATGTGTGCGTCGGCGCCCTCCCCGCGGAAGTACGCGATCCCCTTGTCCTCGAACGCAAACTGCGTCGCCTTGAGCCCCTCCTTGTGGGAGGAGTCCCCGAGGACCTGGTCGTTCGACTTCCACCCGTTGACCTTGAAACACACCCGCGCCGACGCGTTGTCCTTGATCGCGGTCGGGATGGCGTTCGCGTCGGGCTTCTGCGTCGCCCACACCACGATGATCCCCAGCGCGGGACCACGTTTGACAAGGTCACGGCAGATCCCGACGAACTCGTCGCGGACCGCCTTGTCCGGGAACTCCTCGAACCACACCTGGCACTCGTCGATGCACACGACGATCGGCCCGTATTTGCCCGGGTCGGCGGTGGCCAGCGCGTCGGTCACCTTCCCCTTGTCCGGGTTCTGCTCCAAGGTCAGCTCCCTGACCAGCGCAGATCGGCGGCGCATCTCCTCACGGACCCACTTCATCCGCCCCAGCTGGTAGGCGACGTCCTCGGGCTCATCGCCGACGGAGTACACGTGCGCGAACCGCGCCAGCGGCGACAGGTCCCCGGTCCCTTTGAGGTCGAACACGAGCACGCGCGCGCGAACGTCAAGGCCGGCGACCAGCCCGAACTGCCGCACGAAGAACGTCTTGCCCATCCGCGGCACAGCGCCCACGATCCACGCGGTGTAGGCGATGGTGGTCTCCACCCACTGGTTGCGCTGGTTGGTGAACATCGCGACGGGCTTGAATAGGTTCACCTGACCGCCCTTGAGCAGCGGCCACGGAGCCTGCCGGGCGGTGTTCATCGCCTGGTCGGACACGAACAGCGATAGGTGACCGGGGTGCCGGGTGCCGATCGACGGCCACACGCAGCCCAGCTCCCGGCGCAGGGCCGCGGCGAACTGCTCGCGCCGCTCCATCACCCACGATGCGGCGACACCGGGCGGCAGCTCGACGTCGATCTGGTAACCCGGCCCGTGCCGGGCGACGTCCATCAGCAGCCGGATGCTGTCCGGCTCCTTCATCTTCGAGTTCCCGAGCTCGCACAGCGCACCCGCGACGACATCGGCGCGCAGCGGCATCACCACCCCGGGCGACGGGCGGGTGTCGGGCATGAGGCGCCGCTCCCGGTTCCGCCCGTGCCAGCCCAGCGCCAGGACCGCCACCACCCCGGCGCCGACGAGGGGCCACGCGGGCGGGCGGGGAGCAGCGCCAGCACGTCCGGGCCCTTCCACCCGATCGCGCCCGCCAGCGCCGTACCGATCCCCAGCTCCGCCAGCCCCCGCCCGGGGATCAGCTTCACCACCCACACGCCGACGAGGACCCCCACAGCGATCGACAGCACCTGCGGTGCCACCAGCGCGACGACCGGCCCGGCGACGAGCAGCGCCACGGTGCCGGCCACCACCCAGCGGGCGTGCAGGTTCGTGCGGCGCGCGGTGTGCGCCCGCTGGTACTCGGCGGTCTGGATGTTGCGGGCGTGGTGATGACGCAGGTCCGCGGTGTCCTGGTCGTAGAGGTACCGGCCGACGGTGGCGGTCACCCGCGCCATCCCCGCGGGCTGTACGCCACCAACGTCACCAGCACCCGCGGGAGGACCACCAGCGCCCGGCCCGCCCGCCACGCCCACCGGCGGGCGAGGACGCGGGCGGTCGCGGCGACGGTGTCCCGGTCGCGCGCCCACGGCGGGAGAACCGGCTCCCGGTCCTCCACCCGGTCACCCGCCCGCTCTCCCGGTGCCCCGGCGGCGGCCGCCCGCTCGGTGGGTGCCTCGCCCACCCGCGGGCCGGGCACCGCGACGGTCCTCGAGTCACTGTCGCCCGCATCGTGCTGTTCGGTACTCGTCATCGCCGCCGCCTCCCACGCCGGCCTCGCCGACGGTTCTTCACCGGGGTGAGCACGAGCGTCAGCCGACCGTGCCGGTCGCGATGCAGCAGCCCACCCACCACCTGCTTGCTCGTCTTCGACCGGGACGCCACCAGCAGCGCCGCCAGCCCCAGGCACAGCCACACCACCTCTGGGCTCACCGGGTACCGCCCGCGTCGAGGTGGCCCGGGCACAGCTGGATGCACACCGCGCACCGGGTGCACCGCTCCACGCACGGCTCGCACATCCCGCACCCGGGGCACAGCGACTCGCTGCTCCACCGGGCACACCCGGGGCAGCGCGCACGGACCGGGCGGCTCCGCCCGCGGTTGCGGGTCAGGTCCCGCGACCGGCCCCGCCCGGGCCGGTGGCGTCCGCCGAGTTCGTGGCGCACCGCAGCGACCAGCGTCCGGAACGCGCTCATACCGCCACCCGCTCGCGCCGCTCGGCGATCAGCTCCCGGGCCTGGTGCTCGGTGATGTCGAGCTCGCGGGCCAGACGGCGTCGCCCGGCGCCCTCGGCGAGCAGCACCGACACCCGGTCGCGCCCGGTGCCGTCGCGCTGCTCGACAAGCTCCCCCACGGTCGCGGCGACCGCCGGGACCGGATCGACGGTGGCCACCGGCTCGCTGACCACCTTCATCCGGGCCTGCTCGGTCGGCTCCTCGGCCTGGTCGTGCTCGGCGGGATCGGTGCGTCCGGCCAGCACGGAGAGGTGGACGACCGCTCCCAGCACCGCCGGCGCCACGGCGGACACCAGCACGACCACACCCCAGTGCGGACGCGCATCGGCTGCAGCCAGCCCGTGTCCGAGGGCGTTCCCGCCCACCGACAACCCGAGCAGCGTCAGCGCCAGCGCCCGGCCGTAGCCGCGGGCGGCGCCCGGCCCCGACAGCCACGTCAGCGTCCCGGCCGCGGCGCCGACGTCGACCACCAACGGCAGCAGCCACGCCGTGCTGATCGAGAACCCGCACAGCAGCGCCAGGTCGCGCAGCGTGGTGAACGACAGCACCGCGGCGGCGGCCGCGACCACGAGCAGCAGCGTGTAGAGCGTCGCCTTCACAGCCGGCCCCGCTCCCCGAGCCGGTCGGCCCACCGATCGACCTGCCCAGACCGCGCCCACGACCGGGCGTCGCCGTCGGCCTGGCGCTCGACCCGCCGGATCTCGGCCGCACTCATCCCGGACCTGGACATGCGGCGGCGCTCGTCCCGCACGTTTGCGTCGTCGGCCGAGCAGCCCACCGCAGACCCGGCCGCCGCGCGGCCGGCCTTCATGAACGCCATGTACTGGCGGCTGCTCATCCGGTCGACGTCGGCCCGGTGGAGCTCGACAAGCCCGGAGTCCTTCGACACCGTCGCCGACCGCACGCGGGCGCCGACCTTCGACGCAGCATGCAGGTGCCCGCCCTCGTGCCGCAGGAGGGCCCGGCCAGCGCCGTGGGCGTGCCCGACCGCGGGCCGCGCGAGCGCCGCCCGGGCCCGCGACACCAGAACCAGCACGGCGACGGCCAGGCCCAGCGTCACCACCCCGGGGACCGTCCGGCCCGCAGCGAGCAGCACCAGCCCGGCGACGGCTGCGCCGCCGACTGTCTGGGTCATCGCCCGGCCCGCTTCCGGCCCCATGTGACGCCGCCCGGGCCGGGGGTGTCGAGGCTGTGGGTGCCGCGGGTGGCGTTCCAGGTCCAGGGCCCGATCTTGATGGCCCAGCTGGCGAATCCTCGCTGGGTGAAGTTGAGCCGGATCGGGCCCAGGCGCACGGTCTTGCGTGCTCGGTACCTCACGGGGACACCTTTCATCGGTCGTGCAACTTGCAATGTCGCAAGGTGCGAGACAGAGTGTGGCCGGGCGACATGCGACATGCAAGCCCGCACATCGCCCGCCGGATGACCTACGATCCGCCCCGTGGCGGACCTGACCCCCGAGGTGCTCAATGCGTTGGTCCGCGTCATGAACGGCGAGCTGGACGTCGCCGGGCTCACCGAGGAGCAGCTCTACGCCCTGGCGGAGGCCACGCGGCCGGACGTCGCGCGCAGCACGCTGTACGCCGTGCTGGTCGAGCTCAACAACCGCCGGATCCCGTTCGCCGAGATCGGCGCCCGTCTCGGCGTGCACGAGGCCACGGCCTCGCGCTGGGCCCGGCCTCCGGCCGAGGACCGCCGCCGCCGGGGCCGGCCCGACGCCGGCGTGTAGCTGTGCGGCTGGCGGGCCGAGTTACCGCTGGCGGAGGCGGGTCGCGTCGGCGACGACGAGCACGACCGCGAAGAGTGCGACGACGCCGATCTGCCACGGCTGGCCACCGACGCCGACCATGCCGATGAGGCCTCCGATCCCGATGAGCGTCGGAACGCCCAGGGGGACTCGGCGGGTGGGGGACTGGTTCATGCTGTTCCTCCGTTGCCCTGGAGAGTCGGTGTTGGGATCCTGGGCGGGGGAACCCGGAGTGGTAGGCCCACTCCGGGCTCCCCCTGACCCTCACCTCCGCTTGTCGCGGCGGTGACGGCCCGGTCGTGGCTTGCCTCTGCGGTCCCGGATCAACATCCACAGCGTGGCTGCGGTGTTGATGGTCGCCAGGGCGAGCATCACGTGGGCCGGATCCATCCAACCTCCTCTCTTGAGTTGTGGCGTCCGACCTCCCGGCCGGACACCAGAAGTATATGCCAACCACTTGGCATGATGCAAGGTGCTGGGCCTACCAATTTGCCAAGAGGTTGGCTAACCTGGCGCGTGTGAGCACCACCGACGACACCCTGCGCCAGTCCTTGGCCGAACACGGCCACGAGTTCCAGGCCGTCCGCACCAGCTACAACTCTGTGCGCGCACGGCTCCGTGAGGTCATCGTCGAAGCCCTCCGCGCAGGCATCCCGCAGAAGGACATCGTCGGTGCGACCGGCTACACCCGAGAAGCCGTCCGTCAGATCGCACGCGCCGAAGGCATCGAGCCCACCTGACCGGAACGGACACACCCCTCGGGCCCGGCTTGACCCGCAGGTCAAGCCGGTGCAACACTTCCGGCCGCACCCGTATGTCCGCTCTCGGGTCGCCACTCGGCCGTATCGGCCACCCTCACGCGCCACGGCTACGCCGGTTCGGGGGTGGCCATGTCGCTCCCGCGTCGCACCGAGATCCGCCGCATCACCCCGATGCCGAGGCAGTCCAAGCCCATCGCCCGGACCGGCATCCAGCGCCGAGCACGCCTGCCGAGTTCAGGCCACGGCAAGGCCACCCCGGCCGCCGAGATCCCCGCCGCGCTGCGCCAGCTCGTGATCGCCCGCGACCTCGCGCGCTGCGTCCGGTGCGGCCGACACACCGCGGGTGGGCCGCGCTCCCTGCAGCACCGTCAGGCGCGGGGGATGGGCGGCCGCGCTCACGCGCATACCGCCGCCAACCTGATCCTGCTGTGCGGCACCGCGACTACACCCGGTGACTGTCACTCCTACGTCGAGGACCGCGCGAACTGGGACGACGCGACCGTCCACGGCTGGGCGGTCAGCTCGTTCCACCCCGACCCGGCCACCGTTCCCGTGCTCGTGCACTGGCTCGGTTGGTGCTTGTCCGGCGAGGAGTGGACACCCTGCGACGCTCCGCACGGGAGGTGACCGCCGATGGCCACGGCCCGGCCCGATGCGACCGCGAACCCCAAGCCCGGGACCAGGGGATACCTGAAGTGGTGGTGGACCCGCGGCCCCGGCCTCGCCCGCTGGGCGCGCACCGCGCACCCGTGGACCTCGCTGCGCCGCCAGCTCGGCGAGCACATCAAGGGCAAGTCGCCCGAGGTGATCGACGCGATCACCTCGGCCTGGTATCGCGAGGTGTTCGGCCGGATGCCGTCGCGGAAGAAGGGCTGATCACGATGGTCGACCGTCGAGGCAAGCAGAAGTCGAAGAACACCCCGAGCACCAGCACCTCGAAGGACAAGCGGTTGAAGGGCAACGGCGGCAAGAAGCCCGGCCCGAAACCGAAGTGAATAGACCGCGCGAATTAGTAAGAAACAGTAGGAATTAGTAAGAGTCCTATTGTGGGAACCGTGCACGTGGTCCCGCTGCACGACCTGGTCGAGCACACCGTCGCAGGCCTCACCCTCACCGAGTGGGAGCAGCACGCACACCCCGGCCAGTGGCTGACCGTGCAGGTGCTGGGTCACGAGCCTGACCAGCTCTGCCCCTGCGGACCCAGCACCGAGCACGTGCCTAACGAGCACGGCCCCGACGGCTGGGTCATCACGCACCACAGCCTCGACGGCCGCGAGCACTACGAGTAGATGCCACGCGCCCCGAAGAAGTGCGGCCGGTCAGGCTGCGAGGAACGGGTCAGGGGTCGCATCTACTGCGACGACCACGAGCCCGAGCCCTGGGCAGGGTCCCTCAGCTCCGGCACCCGAGCGTGGATGGTGCTGCGCGACCAGGTCCTCGACGAGGAACCGGTCTGCCGCGACTGCCAGCTCGCCCGCTCGACCGAGGCCGGCCACATCCTTGCCCGGGCCCGCGGAGGCCTCGACGTCCGCGAGAACCTCAAGGGCCAGTGCACCCCGTGCAACCTGGCCCAGCTCGCCGAGGACCGTCACCTTCTGTGACGGGTGGGGGACCACCCCTCCCCCGGGTCTTCCGGAACCCGGGAGGCACGGCAGATTCCCGTCTCTACGGTTCCCAGGACTTCGGGTCCGTCCGCAGTAGACGGTCACCATGAGCTACCCATTCGGCCGGGTGAGCGGCGGCGCCCGGCCTCGACCGCGCTGGGCTGTGGCCCGCGCGGCGTGTGCATCCGCCGCACCTTCGTCCTCGATCACCGAGGCTGGCCCGGCACGGGCCGCACCTCTTCCCGACACGGGAGTCAGCGATGCCTGCTCAGAAGAAGGACCCGTCCGTGCGCGCCCGCACCAACCGGGCCGCGACCGCGACCACCCTGACCCGGCCCAGCCGCAAGGCCCGGGTGCCGGCCATGCCGCGGTTGCCCCGCGGGGAGACCTGGCATCCCGAGGTCAAGGCCTGGTGGTCGGACGTGTGGCGCTCGCCGATGGCGTCGGAGTTCATCGACGTCGACAAGCGGGCGCTGGGCGTGCTCGTCGTGCTGCACCAGGACTTCTGGACCGCGACCACCGCGGTCGAGCGGAACAAGGCGGCCACGGAGATCCGGCTCCAGCGCAAGGACTTCGGTCTCACCCCCTACGACCGGCGTCGCCTGGAGTGGACGATCGAGGAGGCCGACGCGGCCACCGCGCGCGGTCGCGCCCGGCGCGCCGCCGGTGGGATCAAGCAGCCCACCGGTGCGGCTGACCCGCGGCGCACGCTGCACGCGGTGCCTGCGCCGCCCACCGCGATGTGACGACCCTCGTCGTCCCGCCGCTGGACGACGAACCGTGGCCGACGCTCGGGCCGGCACTGTGCGACTTCCTCGAAGAGCGCGCGGTGTTCGGGCCGGGCTCGCTCAAGGGGCAGCCCGCGGTGATCGACGCGGAGAAGCGCTCGATCATCTACCGGGCCTACGAGGTGTACCCCCGGGCCACGAGTTTGCCGGTCGGCGCCGGTTCCGCCGGGTCGCGGTGTCGCTGCGCAAGGGCACCGCGAAGACCGAGCTCGGCGCGTGGATCGCCTACCTGGAGCTGCACCCGGAGTCGCCGGTGCGCTGCGACGGGTTCGACCAGTGGGGCAGACCGGTCGGGCGGCCGGTGCGCAACCCCTACATCCCGATGATGGCCTACACCGAGGAGCAGGTGGAGGAGCTCGCCTACGGCGCGCTCTACACCGTGGTCACCGAGGGCCCCGACGCCGACCTGTTCGACGCCGGCCTGGACCGGATCATCCGGCTGGACCACCGCGGACGCGCCGACGGGAAAGCCGAGGCCCTGGCCAACAGCCCCGCTGCCCGAGACGGCGCGCGCACCACGTTCCAGGACTTCGACGAGACGCACCGGATGCACCTGCCGCGTCAGGTCGACTCCTACGAGACCATGATGGCCAACCTCGACAAGCGGCCCCTCGACGACCCGTGGTCGCTGGAGCACACCACCGCCGGCCAGCTCGGGCAGGGGTCGGTCGCGGAGAACACCCACATCGAGGCCGAGCAGATCGCCGCCGGGCTGATCGAGGACCCGGAGCTGTTCTACCTGCACCGCTTCGCCGGGCCCGGGCACGACATGAAGAGCCTGGACGGGCGGATCGCCGCGATCAAGGAAGCGACCGGGCCGCTGGGGGAGTACGGCCCCGGGCAGTTCCGCGGCATCGCGCGCCAGTGGAACCGGCCCAAGGCCGACAAGAAGTACCTCGAGCGGGTGTGGCTCAACCGGTGGGAGACCGGCGACGCGCAGGCCTTCGACCTCGCGCGGTGGAAGCTGCCCTACGAGCAGGGCGGCCTCGCCCGGCCCGGCCGCGAGATCAGCAAGGGCGCGCGGGTCGCGGCCGGGTTCGACGGGGCCCGGTTCCGGGATTCGACCGCGATCGTGCTCACTGACCTGCGCACCGGGCTGCAGCAGCAGTGGGCGTGCTGGGAACGCCCGGCCGAGCTCGACCCGGAGGCCGAGTGGGAGGTCCCCGAGGACGAGGTCACCGACGCCTGGGGCGAGATCCGGCGCCGGTTCCGGCTGTGGAAGGCCTACTGCGACCCGCCGCACTGGACCGAGACCGTCGGGTCGTGGGAGGCCCGCTACCCCGACCAGTTCGAGGAGTGGTGGACCAACCGCCGGCGCCCGATGGCCGAGGCGGTGCGCGCCTACACCGAGGCCCAGGCCAACCGGCAGGTCACCCACACCGACCACCCGACCTTCAACCGGCACATCGGCAACGCTGGCAAGGACCTGGTCAACCTGTGGGACGACGACGGCAAGCAGCTCTACATCCTCAAGAAGCTGCACCCGACCAGGAAGTTCGACGTCGCGATGGCCGGCTGCCTGTCGTGGCGGGCCTACCTCGACGCGCTGAAGAAGGGCGCGCACAAGCAGCGCGAGTCCTACGTGCCCAAGCGGCTTCGGTGACAACGGGGGAGGCGGTGCGCTGGTGGCGATCGACGTCGATCAGCCCGGTTCTCCGGGCTGGTGGCTGTGGCGGCTCTCGGAGGACCAGCGCCGCCGCCGCCCGCGCCTGGACGACCTGTGGGACCGCTACGAGGGCCGCGCACCGCTGCCCCAGGGCGCCCAAAACGCGCGTGAGGCGTTCCAGGACTTCCAGCGCCTGGCTCGGTCGAACCTGGCGCACCTGGCGGTGCAGGCCGTCGCGGAGCGGTGCACGCTGATCGGGTTCCGCACCTCGGCCGAGCAGATCGAGCGGGAGCTGACCGACGAGGTCGCGGGCGCGATCTGGCAGTACAACCAGATGGCGATGCAGGCCAAGGACGTGCACCGGTTCATGGGTGCAATGAGCTGCGGCTACACCATCGTCGGCCCGGCGCCGGACGACCCGCAGGACGAGCGGAGCCCGTTCTGGGACCCCGACCTCGACATCGACGACCCCGACGGGGAGCTCGACGACGACGACCCGATGCCGCTGATCACCGTCGAGGACCCGCGCGAGGTCATCACCGCGCAGGACCCGGCCCGGTCCGGTCGCACCCTGGCCGGGGTGAAGTACCGCTACGACGCCCAGGACGACGTCGACCGGATCTACATGTTCATGCTCGGCGGGCTGGTCTACCGGGCCCGCCCGGTCAGCCGCAAGCCGCAGAACGGCAAGTCGAAGTTCGGGCCGCGGTGGCGGTTCTCCCCGGGGCAATGGGAGTGGGAGAACCTGTCCGACCCGGACACGCTGCCCACCTCCGATGTGCCGGTCACCTACTACCGCAACCCGCAGGACCAGGCCGAGTTCGAGCCGCACATCGACCTGATGGACCGGATCAACCACCAGATCTTGCAGCGCATGACCATCGCGACGATGCAGGCCTTCCGCCAGCGCGCGATCAAGGGGCTTCCGGAGAAGGACGAGGACGGCAACGTCATCGACTACGAGGGAATCTTCTCGGCCGACCCGGCCGCGCTGTGGCAGCTCCCCGAGACCGCGGATATGTGGGAGTCCGGGCAGATCGACCTCACCCCGCTGCTGTCCGCGGTGAAGGACGACGTGCGCGAGTTCATGGGCAACTCCCGCACCCCGATGTCCTACTTCACCCCGGACGCGGCCAACGGGTCCGCGGAGGGAGCCGAGCTCACCCGTGAAGGCCTGATCTTCAAGGTCGAGGACACGTTCCTCTACGCCGGCGCCGGGCACACCCGCACCCAGCGCCTCGCGCTGCGCTACCACGGCCGCGACGACCTGGCCAAGCGTGTGCTGCCGCTGTGGGCGCCGGCCGAGCGGTTCTCCCTGGCCCAGCGCTACGACGCCGCGCAGAAGGCCGTCGCGGCCGGGGTGCCGTGGCGGACCCGGATGCTGAACATCCTGCAGTTCTCCCCGGCCGAGGTCGCGCGGATGGAGGTCGAACGGGCCCAGGAGCAGCTGCTCGCCGGGGTCGCCGCCGACGCCGACTCCCGCGGCACCGGCGGCTCCGGCAACGGCGGCTCGGGTGGGGCCGGTGGCGACGGCGATCCCGAAGACGACCCGGCCGGCGGGCAGTGACCTCACCGGTCCCGATCGCGGCGCAGCGCCTGGTCTCCACCTACACCGCGGCGCGGCGGTCCCTGACCGACCGCACGACCGCGCGGGCCCGGGTGTCGTGGGCGCGCCTGGACGTCTACAGCACCCCGCAGGTCGAGGAGTTCGCGCGTGTTGTGGCGCAGCTGTCGCAGTCCGCTCAGCTCCAGACCGCCCAGCTCACCGAGGCCTACCTGCGCACCACCCTGGCCATGATGGGCGCCGCGCCGTCCGATCGGGCCGCGGCCCGGCCGATCGGACGACGCCAGGTCGACCCGCTCAAGGTCTACCAGCGGCCCCCCGAGACGGTGCGGTGGGCGCAGTCGACCGGGGTCAGCCCCGCCGATGCCCGCGACCGCGGCGGCACCCGCCTAGACACGATGCTCGACACCGACATCGCCCTGGCCGCCCGCGACGCCGCACACAGCGTCCTGTCGCGGTCGGATCGGGTCACCGGGTGGCGCCGCGTGCTGCGCCCGGAGATGTCACGCAGCGGGCCGTGCGGGCTGTGCATGGTCGCCGCCGACCGGATCTACCACCGCGGTGACCTGCTGGACATGCACGATGGCTGCTGCTGCCTGCCGATGCCGATCACCGCCGCGTTCGACCCCGGCGCCGGGCTCAACGCCGAGGACCTCGACCGCGTCTATTCCGCCGCCGGCGGGCGCACCGACCGGGCCGCACTGGCCCGGGTCCGGATCGCGACCCGCGAGCACGGCGAGCTCGGTCCCCGCCTGGTCGACGCCCGCCACCACTTCCGCGACCCCGACGACGTCGCGGCCTGACCCCTCCGCGCTTGACCCCTTCTGCGCCCGCCCGCCACGGGCGGCGCACCCCCCTCCGATCCCGACACGGGAGTAGCTGACCCATGGCACGAGACACCCGCCAGCGCCGCGACGACGACTCCGACGACGACCGCGACCGCCGGGACGACCGCAGGGATGACCGGCGTGACGACCGCCGCGATGACCGCAGGGACGACCGCCGCCGCGACACCCGCGGCGGCCGCGACCGCGACCGCGACGACGACCGGGACCGCGACCAGCGCGACGACGACGCCGACGAGGACCTCGACGACGAGGAGGACGACGAGGACCGCGACTACCGGGCCCTCTACGAGAAGGCCAAGGCCGACGCGGCCAAGCACAAGGCGCTCTCTCGCAAGCACGAGCGGCGGGCGAAGGACACCCACCGCAAGCTGCAGCGCTACGAGAACGGCGCCCGCCGCAGCGGTGGCGCCGACGACGGCGACGACCTCGACATCGACGCCGCGGTGGCCGATGCCCGCGACGCCGAGCGGCAGAAGGTGCAGCGCCAGTACGGCGGCAAGCTCGTCGACGCCGAGATCCGCGCCCAGGCCGGTGAACGGCTGCCGGCCGCCCAGCTCGAGGCCATCCTCGACGGGCTGGACTACAGCTCGTTCCTCGATGACGACGGCGACGTCGACATGGACGCCGTCGAGGACTACGTCGACCGGATCGCACCGAAGAGGCGCCGCAGCCGCGACGCCGACCGCGACCGGGACGACGACGACCGCGGGCCGCGCCGACGCGGCACCGCCCGCGGTGGCTCCGGCATGGGGCAAGGCGGCCGATCCGAGCGCCGAGACGACAAGTCGGGCGGCGGTGTGTCGGCCGGGCGTTCCCGCTACCAGGAACGCCGCGACGCACGCAAGCAGACCACCTCCACCTGACGAAGGGCTGACAGATGGACCTCACGCAGAAGCGCGAGGACTTCGGAACCGACGACCAGAGCTGGATCGCCAGCCGGCACGGCCTCAACAACGGCAAGCCGGTGACGCTCGACGTGTCGCTGTTCACGAAGTCCACGCACTACCCGAGGGGTTCTTCAAGAGCGGCATCCCGCTCGCGAAGATCACCGCTACCGGCAAGGTCGGTCCGTACGACAACGCCGCCACCGACGGCCGCGGCACCCTCCACGGGTTCCTGCTGACCTCGGTCAAGGCGCCCGCCGACCCCGACACTGACGTCGTCGGGCCGTGCCTGCTGCACGGCTTCGTCGACGCTGCCCGCCTGCCCGTAAGCCTCGACGACGCCGGCAAGTCCGACGTCGCGGGCCGGATCGTGTTCGTCTGAGGGGGCCAGCAGCATGGAGATCTTCGACCTGATCCCGCCGGCCGAGCTGACCGGGTTCTCCCGCGAGACGCTCGCCGACCGGCCCATCAACCAGTTCCGGCTGTCGGAGGACCTGCCCGACGACACCATCGACGACCTGGTCTACCGGTTCACCCGCGGCGGTGGGGGCCTCGTGCAGGCCGCCAGCTTCCGCACCTTCGACACCGAGCCCGGGTTCGGTGCCCGCAAGGCCGTCAGCCGGGTCACCGGCGAGCTGCCCCCGATCGCGCGGCAGATGCTGCTCGACGAGTACCACCAGCTCCGTAACCGCGGCACGCAGAACAACCCGGCGCTCGAGCGGGCGCTGGAGGACGACGCCGCGCAGCTCACCCGCTCGATCGACGCCCGCCTCGAGCTCGCCCGCGGGCAGGCCCTGGTCGAGTCCAAGGTGCAGCTGGCCGAGAACGGCGTGGCGGCCGAGGTCAACTTCGGTCGCAAGGGCTCGCACACCGCGGTGGCGGGCACGTCGTGGGCCGACCCGAACGCGCCGATGATGCAGGACATCGACGCCTGGATGCAGACTTACTCCGACACCAACGGAGACCTGCCCGGCAAGACGCTGACCACGCTCAAGGTCATGCAGCAGATGAAGCGCAACAAGCAGATGCTGCGGCTGCGCTACCCGACCATCGCCGATCCGTCGGACCTGCGCCTGCAGCAGAACGACATCGACGAGATCTTCCGCAACGAGGGCTGGCCGGCGCCGCGGCTCTACGACGCCAAGGTCGTCAACCCCGCCGGGCAGACCCAGCGGGTGATCAAGCAGGGGGCGTTCCTGCTGCTGCCCACCCCCGGCGACGGCCTCGACGGCTCGACCCGCATGGGCGCCACCCTGTGGGGCACCACCCTGGAGGCGCAGGAGCCGGAGTACGGCATCGAGGAGGGCGACCTGCCCGGCATCGTGGTGGGGGCGTTCAAGCAGAAGACGACCCCCATCCAGGTCGTCACGATCGCCTCGGCGATCGCGATCCCGATCCTCGGGGACCCGGACCTGAGCTTCTGCGCCGACACCGGGGTCCGGGACTGATGGGCCGCCGCCGGCTCACCGCACACGTGCACCTGGTCGACGACGACGGCGACCCGCACGTGTTCGGTCCCCGCGACACGGTCCCGGCGTGGGCGGCCGCCCGGATCACCAACCCGGCGGCGTGGTCCGACACGGACCCCTCCGACGACGGTGACGACCCCGACGACGAGCACGACGGGGACGGCGGGGACCCGGGCGACGACCCGGCCGGTGACCTCGACGAGCACGACGGTGAGGGGGACGACGAGCGCGGAGGCGATACGCCCGACGAGCTCGTCCCCGGCGAGGTCACCCCGCTGGCGCCCCCGGCCCGGTCGGGCAAGGGATCGAGCCGCGACGCCTGGGCCACCTACGCCCAGCACATGCAGGTCGAGGTCGACCCGCAGTGGAACCGCGACGACATCATCGAGGCGCTCGAGCACCACGGCATCGCCACCGACTGACCGGAGGTGACCCGCTGTGGGCTGGCTCAACGTCGAGATCTCTGACGTCCAGAACCGCTACCACCGCACCATCCCGAGGAGCCGCGAACCCTACGTCGGCACGCTGCTGACCGACGCCGAGGACGAGCTGCTCGTCCAGATCCCCGACCTCCCCACCCGGGTGGTCAACATCGCCGACGGCCAGGTCGCGCCCACCGGCATGGTGCCGCGCGAACGCGTCGTGCGGATCGTGTGCGACACGGTGATCGCGGTGCTGCGCAACCCGGACGGCTACGTCACCGAGGCCTCGGCACGAGGCCCGTTCTCCACCAGCGGCACCCGCGCGGCAGGCGCGGTCCGCACCAAGGTGGCGTTTGACGAGGCCGACCTGCGCAAGCTCCGCGCACCGAAGGGCCATGCACCGGCCCGCACCATCGGGCTGCACGTGCCCACCTGGCGGCGACCCTGATGCCCGCCCTCGGGCTGCACGACCCCGGAGAGCACGGCTACGGCACCACGCTGGCCGTGGTGCGCACCGTCCCGGCCCGACACGGCGACCGGGGCCCGGTGCACAGCGAGACCGTCTACGACGGCTTCGAGATCGCAGCCGAGGGCTCGCCCGAGGACGCGGGCGCCGTCCGCGACATCACCACGACCCGGCTCAAGGCCTACGGCGGCCCCGACGCCCGCCCGGACATCCGACCGGACGACCGCGTCTACCTGTCCGTCGACCGCCGCACCGACCGCAACGGTCGCCCGCTCGACCCCACCTGGCAGGTCGAGGGCGAGCCCGGGTTCTGGGGCCCCGGCCTCAGCGTCGTCGCACTCAAGCGCGTCACCGGCTGACACAGCCACCCCACCGAGAGAAGGGCACTCCCGTGGACTTCCGCATGGATCCGCGGCTGATGGACCAGATCCACCAGTCCCGCACCGTCGAGGAGCAGGCGCTCGTCCCGGCCGCACACCGCTTCGCCGCCAGCGTCCGGGCCAACACCCCGGCCGACACCGGCGGCACCGCGGCGAGCACCCGCGTCGAGGGCGGCCACCGCTCCGCCGACGGGCGCTCGCGCGCGGCCCGCGTCGTGCAGGGCGGCCGCCCCGGCACCGCGGCGCCCCAGAACGAGTTCGGCAACTCCCGCGCCCGCGCGGCCAACCAGTTCGGCCGTGCCGGGGCCCGCGGATGAGCGCGCCGACCTCGGAGACCCGCGCGTCGTTCATCGACGAGCGCGGCTGGATGATCGTCGACAAGGCGATCGCGCACTACCTCTGGACGCACGTCCAGATCGGCGGGCAGCAGGTCTACTTCGACACCGACCTGCGGACCCGACTCGCGCCGCACCCCGACGACCTCTCGCTCTACGCCGACGTCCAGGACGACCCGGCCCCGGACGCGGTGCAGTGGCCGGCGGGTGCGGTCGAGCGGCTGCCCGGCGGCGGAATCAACGTCGACGGCTACGAGGACCTCGCCCGGATCCAGGTCACCGCATTCGGCCTGACCCGCGACCAGTCCGACGCCATGACCGCCCAGATCCGCGGCCTGATGCACGACCTGTCCGACGGCGAGTACCTCGACCTGGAGTTCGACCGGATCCGCGAGGACACCGGCCCGGGCCGCGTCCCGGACCCCGTCGAGGACCTGCGCACCGTGCCGTCCCGCTGGACGGTCCGCACCCGCCAGCAGTCCTAGCGCGGGCGCCCCGGCCGCGGGCGCTGCCCCTCCGCCCCGCGGCCACGTCACCTACATCCGCTCCCGTGAGGAGGCACGACCATGCCCACCCAGAGCCTCGAGGCGCTGGCCGTCAACGCCCTGAACAAGAAGCACATCCGCAAGGGCAAGAAGATCGCCGTGCTGCGCGCCGAGATGGACGTCGACATCCCCGACGCTATCACCGAAGGCGGCACCGGCACCGGCGCGAGCGCCGTCCCGATCTCCCTCAAGGCCCTGCCCGGATTCCAGGGCATGGGCCTGATCCGCAAGGACGACGGCGTCCCGATGTCGCGTGACCAGGAGAAGTCCGACGTCATGGCCGTCGGCTTCCAGGACCCGGTGCGCTCGGACTTCGACTCCGACACCTTCACCGCTCAGATCGTGGCGCTGCAGACCCATCGCGTCTCGATCGAGTCCTACCTCGGCGTCGACCTGTCGAACATCACGATCAACCCGGCCACCGGCGAGCTGTCGTTCCCGCAGCCCACCGACGGCGCGATCCGCCAGAACCGCTGGCTGTTCCTCGCCCAGGACGGCGTGGGCCTGGACCGGTTCTGGTGGGGCCGCTGCTGGACCGCCGGGATCGTGTCCGAGACCGACGACCAGAACATGGGCGGCGAGGACGCCTGGATGTGGCCGATGACCATCTCGTCGGAGACCGACGAGCAGGCCGGCTACTCCATCCACCACTACTTCGGTGGACCCGGCTGGAAGGCCGCCCTGGAGTCGATGGGATTCGGCGCCCTCACCGGCTGACCCGCCCGGGCCCACGCGGCCCTACGCCCCGTTCCGCACGAGCAGAGCAGGAGGACCCGGCCATGGCCGACTCGAAGTCCGACACCAAGCCGATCAAGATGCTGCACCCCGACCACGCCACACGCGACGACGGCGGCGTCTACTACGCCGAGAGCGAGGCCGAGGCGATGCAGCTCTCGACCCGCGGCTACAGCCGCGAGGACAGCGGCACCAGCAAGACCGGCGGCGGCGCGAAGACGGCGCCCAAGAGCGGCGACGCCGCCACGTCGGGGAGCAGCAGCTCCACCTGACCTCCGGGAACCGCACCGTTCCGAGCCGAGGGGGCGTCGAGCGGACCGCGGTTCCCGGGGGCCTTCGGGCTCCCACCCAGCACCCTGACCGCCCCCTCCATCGACGCCCCCTCGGAGCACCCTCATGACCACCGCGCACGACGACCAGACCCGCCTCGACGAGGACCCCCGCACCACGCCGCCGGCATCCGCCGCGGCCGTCCCGGTCGACCTCGACCTGGACCTGAGCTCCGCCAGCGACAAGCGGGCCCAGCTGCCGCCGTTCACCGTCCGACTCGGCGGCGAGACGTGGACCATCGAACCGCCCGACGGCGGTCTGGTCATGGAGCTGGAGGAGGCCGGCACCACCCGGGCGACCCTCGCGCTGATCTTCGACGACCAGTGGACCGAGGTGTCGCCGCTGCTGGACAAGCTCGACCCCGACGACCTGACGAAGCTGGTCCGGCAGTACGCCCGGCACTTCGAGATCGACCCGCAGACCGTCGCGACGCAGTCCGCGCCGAACCGGTCCGAGCGCCGCCGCCTGCGCAAGCAGCAGCGTCGCTGACCCGGCCCGCCGCCGGTGACCGACACCGGCGGCGGTGGGGAGTCGCTGTTCGAGGAGATGATGGCCGAGGCCGTCGACCCGCTGTACCTCGAGCTCCCCGACGGCGACGACACCGCCGCCTGGACCCTGCACGCCGTCGACTCCGACGGCGTCATCGACCTCGACGACCTCACCGGCGCCCTGGACGTCGTCGAGGCCCTCGTCGGTGACGAGCTCGCCGGAGAGGTCCTCGACGTCCTGGCCGATCTGCCGTGGGACCGCACCCTCGACACCGCGGCGCTGCTGCGCCGCCACTTCACCCTCGTCGAGCTGCGGCCCGGGCTGTGGCCCCAGCTGGTCGAGCAGATCGACCTCTACGGCGAGGCCATCGAATCCGACCTCGCCGACCGCGGTATCGACCTGCTCGACTTCTTCCGCGGTGCCCGGCCGTGGACACAGCTCGCCCGGATGCTCCCGCGGCTCCCCGAGGGCAGCCGCTACCGCGCGGCGCTGCTCGACGACGAAGACCTCGCCCGCGCCCGGATCGAAGCCGAGGACGACGAGGACGACGACGCCCCGTCCAAGTCCGACCGACCACCCCTGATCGGGGAGACCCAGGACCGGGCTCTGCTCCGGCAGGCCGTGTCGTTCCTGCGGCGCATCGAGCACGGCCTCTACAACTCGCGGGCGCCGAAGTCGAAGCGGTCGAAGGCCCCGGATCCGCTCAAGGGCCCGGAGACCGCCGAGGACCGCCTGCGCGACCTGCTCGGCGACGCCGACGTCGAGGACATCTTCGACCAGGTCACACCCGGCTGGAACCGCGGCGACGACGTCCCGTCCGGCTTCAAGCGGAACCTGTCCGGGCTGCTCGTCCCGGACGACTGACCCACACAACTGCACACCGGGACGGGGGTGATCGTCGTGGCCGAGTACGACGCCGGCACAGCGTTCGTGTCGATCCTCCCCTCGACCCGCGGGTTCGCCCAGCGGCTCAAGCGGGAGATCTCCGGGACCCGGGTCGACTACACCGTCCAGGTCCGCCCGGAGCTCGACCGCCGGCAGATGACCGGGCTGCAGGCCGCGCTCAAGTCCCTGCCCGCCGTCGTGCTCGACGCCGACGCCACCGCCGCGGACCGGGAGGTCGCCGCGCTGCGCGGCCGCCTGGAGGCCCTGTCGGACAAGACGGTCGGCATCGACATCTCCGCCGCGGAGGCGAAACGCGAGGTCGACTCCGTCCGCACCGACCTCGAGCGGCTCTCGCGCGAGTCCCCGGACATCGCCGTGCGCGTCGATGCCGGCGCCGCCTCGGCCGCTCTCGAGGAGGTCACCGCCGAGACCCTCCGTCTCGACGGGCGCACCGCGAAGGTGAAGGTCGACGCCGACACCGCCCGCGCCGCCGGCCAGCTCGCCGCCGTGCACACCGAGGCCAGCCGTCTCGACGGCCGGCGGGTCGGGCTCCAGGTGACCGCCGACATCGCCTCCGCGGTCACCGCGATCGGAGTCGTGGCCCTGGCGGCCAACCAGTTCGCGAACCGCGACTACAAGTTCCAGGTCACCGCCGACACCAGCAGCGCGGTCGCCTCGATCGCCCGGCTCGTCGCGATCGTGTCCACCCTCGGCGGGCTGGCCGGTGTCATCGGCGGCCTGGCCGGCGCCGTGGGCGGGCTCGGTGCGGCCGGCGCGGTGGCCGCGGGCGGGCTCGGCGCCGCGGTGCTCGGGTTCCTCGGCGTCGGCGACGCGATCAGCGCCCTGTCCTCCGAGCAGGAGTCGTCGGTCGCGACCTCCCGGCAGGCGGCCAAGCAGCAGGAACAGCACGCCCGCCAGGTCGACTCCGCCTACCGCCAGGTGGAGTCCGCGGCCAAGCGGGCCGCGCTGGCCCGCTCCGACGCCGCCAAGAGCGTCGAGCGGGCCGAGGCCGACGGCGAGAAGTCCGTCGCCGCGGCCCGCCGCCAGGCCAGCGCCTCGATCGCCTCCGCAGTTGCCGCGCGAGAGGCCGCGGACCGCCGCGCGGCCCGCTCGGCACGCGACGTCGCCATCGCCCAGGGCGAGCTCAACGACGCGTGGGAGGCCGGGCGCCGGTCCCTGCAGGACCTGCAGGACCAGCTCGACAGCTCGCAGCTGGACCAGGAACAGGCCGCCCTCGACCTCAAGGCCGCCAAGAAGGCGCTCGACGAGGCCCGAGCGACGGGCAACACCGACGACATCGAGCGGGCCGACCTCGCCTACCGCCGCCAGCTCGAGACGATCGACCAGCTCAACAAGCGCACCAAGCGGCTCCAGACCGACAACACCGCGGCCCAGCGCGCCGGGGTCGAGGGCACCGACCAGTACCGCGCCGCCCTCGACCGCGTCGCCGCGGCCAAGGAGCAGCAGACCGACGCCGACCGCGCCGCCAGCGCCGCCGCGGCCGCCGAGCGGGCGGCGCGCACCGAGGGCGACCGGTCGGTCCGCGAGGCGGAGCTGGCCGCGCAGCAGCGCGTCGACGACGCCCGCGAGCAGGGCGCCCGCCAGGTCGAGGCGGCGAACGACGCGCTGCTCGACAGCCAGCGCGCCCTCACCGAGGCGCTCACCGCGACCGGAGACGCCGGGACCGCAGCGGGGGACAAGGTCGGGCAGGCGTTCGCCGGGCTGTCCCCGGAAGCGGCCCGGTTCGCCCGGTACCTGTTCGGGCTCAAGCCCATCCTCGAGGGCCTGTCCGCCACCGCGGCGACCGCGCTGTTCCCGCCGCTGATCGCCGGTATCGACACGCTCCTGACGCGGCTGCCGCTGATCGACACCGTCGTCGGGCAGCTCGCCGGCGGCGTCGGCGCCGGTCTCCAGCTGGTGCTGGCCACCCTGGCCAACCCGTGGTGGAGCGGGTTCTTCACGATGCTCGGCAACGCCGCCGGGACGATCATCCCGATGTTCTTCGGCAGCGTCATGCTGCTGGCACAGGCGGCCGGGACCCTGATCGGCGCCCTGCTGCCGATCGCCCCGGCCAGCCTCGGGATCCTCGACGCGCTGTCCCGGCTGATCATGTCGCTGTCCGGTCCGCTGGTGCAGGCGCTGGCCGGGATGTTCCCCTCGGTCTACGCGTTCATCGACGCCCTCGGCTTCCTCGGCCCGTTCCTGGTCGCGCTGTCTCCGATCCTGAACGTCCTCGGGATCGCCCTGTCCCAAATCCTCGGCGCTGCCCTGCAGGCGCTGATCCCGATCCTCACCGCGCTGACCCCGCTGATCCAAGTCATGGCCGAGCAGTTCGCCGGCAGCCTCGTCGCCGGGATCCAGGCCGCCACCCCGTGGCTGGTCGGGTTTGCACAGTGGGCCTCGCAGAACCCGGGCCTGGTCATCGGCGTGATCTCCGTGATCGGCGGGCTTCTGACCTTCCTCAAGCCGTTGGCGTTCCTGCTCGGCCTGGTCGTCACTGCCCTGCACGGGTGGGTGGTCATGAACGTGGCGCGGTCGTTGCTGACCGGCCTCGGGCTCGCCGCGTCCCCGGTCGGGCGCGCCCTGATGCTCGTCCTGTCCCCGATCAACCTGCTGAAGATGGCGTTGCCGCTGCTCGGCAAGGCCCTGTCGTTCATCGCCTCGCGCATGCTGGCCGCGCTCGGCCCGGTCGGCATGCTGATCGCGATCTTCACGACGCTGTTCGCGACCAACGAGCAGTTCCGCGGCGCCGTCATGACCCTGCTCGACGCCCTCGGGCAGCTCGTCGGCGCCGTCGTGTCCGCCTTCATGCCCGTCTTCGACGCGCTGGCTCCGGTGCTCAGCGGGGTCGCCAGCGTGGTCGCCGAGCTCGCCAGCAGCCTCGCCACCGCCCTGGTCCCGATCATCACCGTGCTCGCCGGGTGGATCACCGAGATCACACCGGTGCTGGCCCCGTTGGCGGCGATCTTCCTCGGGATCGTCGGTGCGATCCGACTGTGGGCGATCGCGCAGACGCTGCTCAACATCGCCATGTCGGCGAACCCGCTCGGGCTCCTCGTGCTCGGGATCGCGGCCCTCGTCGCCGGGGTGGTCTGGGCCTACCAGAACGTCGAGTGGTTCCGGAACATCGTCGACAGCGCGTTCCGTGCCGTGGGTGCCGCCGCGATGTGGCTGTGGACCAACGTCATCTCCCCGGTCGCAACGGCCTTCGGGATCGCCTTCACCGCCATCGGCCAGGCCGCGCAGTGGCTGTGGACCAACGTCCTGTCGCCGGTGTTCGGGTTCATCGGGCAGGCCGCCAAGGTGCTGTTCGCCGTCGTGCTGACGGTGCTCATCGCCCCGCTGATCCTGGCCTGGAAGCTCCTGGCCGCGGCTGCGATGTGGTTGTGGGACAGCATCATCAAGCCGATCTTCACGCTGATCGGGCAGTTCATCGGGTGGGTCTGGACCACGCTGATCCGCCCGGCGCTGACCGCGCTGGTGTGGTTCTGGCAGGTCGTGCTCGCCCCGGCGCTGAGCTGGCTCTACAACTCGGTGATCGTCCCGATCTTCAACGCGATCGGCACGATCATCCGGTTCGTGTGGGACTCGGTGATCAAGCCCACGCTGCAGGCGCTCGTCTCGTTCTGGCAGCTGGTGCTGGCCCCGGCGCTGTCCTGGCTCTACAACAACATCATCAAGCCCATCTGGGACGGGATCGGCGCCGTCATCCGGTGGGTGTGGGACAACGTCATCCAGCCCGCCTTCCAGGCCGTGGTCGGCGGGCTCGACTGGCTGGGGGACAACTTCACCCGGGTCGTCGACTGGATCCGCGACGTCTGGGGCCGGATGCGCGGCTACCTGGCGAAGCCCATCAACTTCATGATCGACACGGTGTGGAACGGCGGCGTCGTGCCCGCCTGGAACGCCGTCGCTGGCCTCGTCGGACTCGGGAAGATCGACCCCTTGCCGAAGATCGCGGAGGCGCGCACCGGTGGCCGGGTCGACTCCACCGGCAAGATCCACGGCCCGGGCACGGGGACGTCGGACTCGATCTGGGGCCGGGTGATCGAGAACGACGCCCCGATCAAGGTCTCAACCGACGAGATGATCATGAATGCGCGGGCGACCCGGCTCAACTACCCCGTGCTCGCCGCCATGAACGGCGGCGCCACCATCGGCGACAGCGGCAACGAGCGCCGCGCCGCCGTCGTCCCGGTCGCGAAGTTCGCCGCCGGCGGCCCGGTCTGGCAGGGCCTCTGGGACACCGTGCACCGCCAGTTCCCCAACGCCCGCCTCACCGACTCCACCCGGCCCGGCGCCGCGGACTACCACGGCCGCGGCATGGCCATCGACGTCGCCGGGTCCTACCCGATGGCCGTCAGCCAGATGCTCGAGATCGACAAGTGGATCGGCACCACCTACCCCGGCTCCACCGAGCTCATCCACTACCCGATCGCCGGCGGCGGCGCGATCAACCTCAAGAACGGCGGCCCACACACCTACGGGCTGTCGACCCAGCTCAGCCACGCCAACCACGTGCACTGGGCCCAGGACCCGCGAACCCGCAGGGCGGCGGGAACGGCGGCGGCGCCTTCGCCCCCATTACGACCTACTTCCAGGACAAGGCCAAGGCCGCGTTCGACGAGTTCACCAACGGCGCCATCCAGGCCATGCGCGACTTCGTCGGCCCGCCCCCGCCCCGCTGGCGCGAGGCCGTCCCCGCGCTCGCGACCAAGGCCCGCGACACCGTCCGGGACTTCGTGTTCGGCAAGGCCCGCGACGCCGACGCCGCCGCCGGATCCGGCGGCGGAGCGGCGATGATGGGCCCCGTCGGCGACGGCGAGATCTTCGTCATCCAGCAGATCGCCGACTCGGCCCGGGCCCGCGGCCTCGGCTTCGACGGCGCCGCGATCGGCGTGGCCACCGGCATCGTCGAGTCCGGACTGCGGAACCTGAACTACGGCGACCGCGACTCCCTCGGGGTGTTCCAGCAGCGCCCCTCGCAGGGCTGGGGCTCCCCGGCGCAGATCATGAACGTCAGGTACGCCGCCGACAAGTTCTTCAACGGGCTGATCGGCTTCAACTGGCGCGCCATGGACCCCGGCGCCGCCGCGCAGAAGGTGCAGCGCTCCGCGTTCCCCGCCCGCTACGGCCAGGTCATGGGCCGGGCCCGCGAACTCACCAAGCTGCACGGCGGCGTGTTCGACTCCGGAGGCTCCGCGTTCGGCCGCGGGATCATGTTCAAGGACGTCGTCGCCGAGGAGCGCGTCCTCGACCCCGTCGAGACCCGCGACGGCTACCGCCCCCTCGTCGCGCTCACCCAGCAGCTCGAGGCCGACCGGTTCACCCCGCCCCCCGGCATCAGCCGCAGCGAGATCGCGGCCCTCGCCCCGGGCGCCGCGTTCCCCACCGAGTTCGAGCTCGTCGGCGGCGAGCTCGAACTCACCGGCGACGGGATCGCCCGCGTCGTCGACGGTCGCCTGCGCGCGATCACCCAGCAGGTCCGCACCGGAAGGGACGCCTGACCCGTGGCAAATTATGATCAACGACTCCTTCTCGACAACCGGTTCGGGCAGATCTCCGGGGCGGTCGTCGCGAACGCGACCGTGCTAACCAGCGACGACTTCGCCTCCCTACCCTCCGACCTGTCCCTGACCCGCTATCTGCCCCTCGTCCTAGCCGACGACAGCGCCAAGGTCTACGAGATCGTGTGGGCGACCGGGCACGTCGAGGGCTCGAAGAACCTCACCGTCATCCGCGGCCGCGAGGGCTCCGCGGCGCGGGCCTGGGGCGCCGGCACGGCGTGGCGCCACGCCCAGACTGCCCGCGACGGCATCAGCACCGTCGCGGCCCGCACCGCGCTGCCCGGTGACGCGCACCTCGGAATGCGGTGCATGGTCCGCGACGAGGCCCGGATCGTGGAGAAGGTCCCGTCCGGGTGGCGGGCGACCGATGCGATCTTCGGTCACATGGGCCGCACCGCCGGGATCCAGTCCAACACCGGCGTCACCGTCATGACCGCCGCACAGAAGTTGCAGGGCGGAATGGCCGTGTCCAACGGTGGCCTGCAGGTCCCGATCGCTGGGTCGTACCTGGTCACGATCAGGGCCTACGCCACCGGCAGTACCGGCCGCTACACCGCGGCGCTGCGCGTCAACGGCTCCGCCCCCGCCCAAGGACCGGCGGTGCAGGCCTCCAAGCCCGATGCGAACGACTACTCGACGATGGCCTCCAGCGCGGTCGATCTCGCCGCCGGCGACGTGCTGACCCTCGCCCAGACCTACGCCACCGCCGGTACGACCGGCTACGACGGCGCCTACATCGAAGCGCAGTACATCGGGCCGTGACCATGAACGTGACCGGAGCGAGTAGGGAGAAGCGACGGTGAGCATCCGCGCGCCCTGGTCTGGTGAGGCCTGGGCCGGGTCGCTCGGCGTGATCGGCGCCGGCGGGGCCGTCATCAACGACCCGACCCGGCCAGCGCTCACCGGGTGGCGGTGGCTGTCCGGCGGGGGCGGACTCCGCCCGTGGGCCGGTGCCGCGTGGGGCGGGGGCGGTGTCATCGAGCGGCCCGCCCAGGGCGGCCTGCTCGCGATCGCCGACCCCGACGTCGCCGCGGTCCGGCTGGAGGCGTGGTGGTCCGGGGCGGCGTTCCTGCGGATGATGCGGCTGGTCGAGGGCCAGCCCCCGACGCCGGTCCGCGACGGCTACCCGCTGTCGGTGCGCTCCCTGACCCGCCGCAACCGGTGCGCGGACCCGTCCGGGGAGCTCGCGACCACGCTGTGGCAGGCCGGATCGAACACCACCGTCGCCGGCGCCGACGACGTCGCCGCGGCCGCCGGGTCCCGAGTCATCCGGATCCGCGCGACCGCCGCCGGATCGGTGCAGGCGATCGTCCCCGCCGGGATCACCGTGCTGGACCAGACCCAGGTCAGCTTCGCGCTGCGCCCCTCGGTCGCCCCGTCTGGTGCGCTCACCGTGCGCGCCGAGTGGATCGACGAGACCGGCGCCGTCACCGCGAACAGCACCCCCGGGCTGACCTCGTCGGCGCTGTCGGGGTTCGTCGGCGCCGCGGGCACCGCGATGCGCCGCACCAGCGTGTTCACCGTGACCCCGCCCCCGGGCGCGGCCACCGCGAACCTCTACCTGGAGGTGGCCGGGATGGCCGCCGGCGCCACCGTCGACATCGACACCGTCCTGGTCGAGGACGCCGCCCCCGCGGGGGACCAGGCCGGGCTGTACTTCGACGGCGACGTGCTCACCGGGTCCTGGGACATCGCCCGCCACAGCTCCCCGTCCCAGCTGCCCGGCACCCAGCAGGTCATGGACACCGAGGCGCCCCTCGACGTACCGATCCGCTACCTGATGACCGCCCCGGACGCGCCCGGAGTGCAGGTCCTGTCCGAACCCGTCGTGCTCCCGTCGCGCCGCCGGGTGTGGCTGTCGCACCCGGAGTGGGCGATCCCGCTACAGGTGACCGTGAACGAGGAACCCGAGGTCACCTACCCGATCAAGCAGGAGGTGCTGGAGACCCTCGGCGGGCTCCCGGTCGCGGTGTCCGGCGCGCGGCGCTCCACCGCCCGCGGCACCTACAAGATCGCCACCCGCGACTTCGACGACCGCGGGCTGCTGCAGGACATGCTCGACGACGGCTCACCGCTGCTGCTGCGGATGCCGGCCGACCACGGCCACGGACCGGGGGAGTGGATCGCGGTCAAGGACGTCACCCGGGGCCGCACCGGGCACCGCGCGATGAACGGCACCTACCGCTTCCAGCTGCCCTTCACCGTCGTCCGCGCCCCGGCGCTCCCGGCGGCCTGACGTGCTCGCGCTGTCCGCGGCCGCCGCCGAGACGATCCGCACAAGCCACCAGATCGCCTGCCGAGTCACCGCCTACACCGACACTCAGGGCGCCCTGGTCCTCGACGACGCCGCCGACGCCTCGGTGTCGTGCGACCTCAAGTCCGCGGTGCGCCGTACCGCTACCGCCACGATCGCGAACCCGTTCCTGTGGCCGGTCAACCCCAACGACGTCCTCTCCGAGGTGTCCTCGGAGATCGGCATCGAGTACGGCATCGTCATCCCCCGGCTGGGTACCGAGTGGCTGACCGTGTTCCGCGGCCCCATCCAGGACGTCGACGCGACCGTGCTGTCGGTGCGCCCACCGAACCCGCTCACCGGCGGCTCGTCGCGCTACCGCGTCGCCGGCCTGTCGGTCACCGCGGCCGGCCGGGCCCAGCGCATCGTTGACTACCGGCTCCCGCAGCCGATCAAGACCAACGCCGGGCCGGTCATCAACGAGGTCACCCGCCTGATCCAGATCGGCGACCCGGGCGCCGAGGTCGTCGACCTCACCGGTGGCGACGCGAGCACCGCGGCGTCGATCGAGGTCGACAAAGACCTGTGGGCCGAGGGGATCCTCAAGCTCGCCGCGTCCGCCGGGCTCACCGTCGACAACGCCCCGTCGGGCGCCTACCGGATCAAGAAGATCCCCACCCTGGACGACCCGCCGGTGTGGCGGATCGACGCCGCAGGCGTGCTGGTCTCCGCGGACCTCAAGCGCACCCGCGCCGGGGTCTACAACGCCGTGCAGGTCACCAACGGCCGCACCGACGGCAGCCCGACGGTGTCGGTGCTCGTGACCGACGACGACCCGGCCAGCCCGACCTACTGGGGCGGCCGGTTCGGGCGCAAGACGCGGTTCTACTCCAACCCGGCCATCACCACCGTCGACCAGGCGTTGCGGGCCGGCCGCGGGCTGCTCGCCAAGGCCCGCGGGATCTCCTGCACCGTGTCGCTCGCCGCAGTCCCGAACGGTGCGCTCGAGGAGGGCGACGTCGTCGAGGTCGACCTCGGCGACGGCCAGCTGCAGCTGCACATCCTCGACACCTTCGGTGTGCCGCTGACCCCCGGCGCGATGGCCCTGACGACCCGGGCGCTCGAGCTCCCAGCGGAGCAGTAGCCGTGGCCGACGCCGCCCGCGACCTCGCCACCACCCTGCTGGAGAAGTTCGCCGACAGCGGCAGCGGCGACGTGCGCGCCGGCACCGTCACCGCCGCGTCCCCGCTGACCGTCGACATCGCCGGGACCGCCATGCAGCTCCCGCGGCTGGCCAGCTACGCCAGCCCCGCCGTCGGCGACGTCGTGCTGGTCCTGACGACGTCACGGGCGGGCTGGACGGTGCTGGGGAAGGTCCTCGCGCCATGACCGGAACGGAGGGCGAGTGGACGATGCAACCGACCCGCGGTGGTGCCCATCATGCTGGCGATGAGCGGCGCATCCCCGCTGCCCGAGTGGCTGCGTGACGCCCCGCCATGGGTACAGGCGATCGGCCTGGTGGTGGGCGCGGCGATGGTGATCGCCCCGGTGCTCGGGGTGATCTACGCGCGGAAGGCGGGGTCGACGACGCCGGCCGCCACCGGCTCTTCGGAGGGCCCGGCGGGATCTACGACGACGAGTTCGGCACCGGCCGCGCGGGTCGACCAGACGGTGCAGATCCTCGACCGGATGGTGACGAACCTCCAGATCAGCCACGACGAGCTCGAGCAGGAAGCAGCCGGGATGCGCACGGCGCTCGCGGAGGCCGAGCGGCGGGAGGCCCGCCTGACCGCGCAGCTGGAGGTGTCCCAGGAGCTGCTCAACCAGGCCCGGGCCGAACTCACCCAGGCCCGGCAGGAGATCACGGAGCTGCGTCGGGAACGGGCCGCGTTCCGCAACGCCCGGACGCAACCGCTCCCGCCGACACCGGGACTCTCGCTGTAGGACTGCTCGACGGGCTGCGCCGCGACGTCGTCGACGCCGACACCGAGTCCCGCCGCCGGCTGGTCATCGCCGTCCGGATCCTGATCGGCGCCGTCGCGGCGGCGCTGGTCATCGCGATCGCGGCCATCGCCATTGCGCTGCAGTCCGCGGACTTGCGCGCCGAGGAGGTCACCGCCCGGATCGCTCCCGAGGTGTTCCGCCAGCTGGTCACCGAGTCCCGCGCGCAGCGGGCCGTGAAATGCCGCGCCGACCTCGGCACGGCGAACGCGCTGCTCGAGGCCCGCGGGCTTCCGCCGGTGGCCGACCCCGGACCTGCCGCGAACGCCGACCAGGTGTGCACCCGCGCGTCCACCGCGCAGGTGTTCTCCGTCCTGCCCGACGAGATCGCGACCCGGCTGCTCGACGAGAGCACCGACGGCCAGCTGGTGTTCCCGCTGCCCGACCTTCCCAGGCCCGGTGGCCAGCCCGGCACCGTCCCGGCCGATCCGGGCGGCTCAGTGGGCACGGGCGGGCAGGCCCCGCCGCCGGGTGGCACGAGCACCGCCCCGTCCTCGCGCACTGTCCCTCCGCCCACCGCCCCGGCCCCGATCCCGGGGGCCCCGCGGGACAACGGGCTGCTGCCCGACTTCCTCCCGATCCCGCGGCTGCTCCAGCCACTCCTGTCCGCCTGACCCCCCTCACCGAAGGAGTACCCCGATGCGTTACCTCACCCCGGCCCGGACTGCGGCGTTCGCCGCCGTCGCCGCGCTCGCTGTGGGCTCCGTCGGCGGCGTCGCCTACGCCCAGGACGACGAGCCGCCGGTCTCGGCCGTACAGCTGTGCGCGGCCACCGATATCGACCAGGTCGACGCGCTGCTCGCCCGGGTCGCCGACACCGAGCTCGTGCAGGACCTCGCACCGCTCGCGTCGCTGACCGTGCCCCGCGACCCCGACGGCGTCGTCCTGGCCGCGAACGTCGACCTCGACCAGGTCCGCACCGCCCTCAACTGCACCCCGACCATCGGGGAGCCCACCCCGACCGCGGAGCTGACCGGCGAGTCGACCCCGACCGCCGACCCCGACCCGACCACCACCGCGCCGCCGACCACGGGAACCGGGACGTCGGGGTTCGACCAGCTCGACGACGTCCCCTCGGTCGCCGCCGAGACCGGCGGGGGCCCCGAGTGAGGAGCGTGCGGGAGGAGACCAGCACCGCCCTGCTCGGTGTGATCGCGGACCTGTCCGACGAGCTCGCCAAGAGCCTGGACCAGCAGGCCGCGGTCTGGCACATGCGTAGCGAGTACGACCGCGGCTACGTCGCAGCCCTGGAGGGAACCGCTGATGTGCTGCGCGGCCGGTCCCGCCGCGCAGCCCAGCGGATCGGGGAGCTGCACGCTGCCGCCCCTGCGGGCACGGGGGAGGGGCCGTGATCCCCGACAACCCGCCCCGGCCGTGCCGGTCCTGTGGCCAGACGCACTCGCGGCTGACGGCGCTGTGGCAGCGCGGCCTGCACTGGTTGGGCTGGTACCCGTGACCCGGACCCTGCTGCAGATGCTGGCGCTGCTGGTACTCCTGACCGGCTGCGCCACGCCTGCGGCGGCCCCGGCGGGCGAGGCGACATCCCGGGAGCCTGTCGCCTCGCCCGCACCCACCGGGCTGCGGATCCCGCAGATCGCCGCCCGCTCCACGCTGATCCCGACCGGGCTGATCGACCTGCCCGACACCGCGACCGTGGAACGGATCCCGCAGGTACCGCCGGTCGATGAGCCGATGCAGGCGTCGTGGGCGAGCTTCACCCCACCTCCGGGTGACATCGGCCCATCGGTGCTCTACGGGCACGTCGACGGCCAGGTCAACGACCGCCGGGGTGTCCCCGGCATCTTCAACCGGATCGACGAGCTGGCACCCGGGAACCTGATCCTCGTCGACCGCGACGACGGCTCCACCGCCCAGTTCGCGGTCACCCACATCGAGCGCTACCCCAAGGTCGACTTCTCCGACCCGGCGAGCACCGCGACCCGCGAGGTGTACGGCGACACCGCCGCCGCCGAGCTGCGCCTGGTCACCTGCGGCGGAACGTTCGACCGCGACGCCCGCTCCTACCGGGACCAGCTGGTCGTGTTCGCCACCCTGCTCGCCTGAGAGGGGCAACACCGTGCTCACCGTCGACTCCCGCGCCGTCGAGGCGGCGCTCTCCCGCGTCCGGGCTCGTCTGGCCCGGCTGAACGTGTTCACCCGACTCACCACCCTGGAGGACCGCATGTCCCAGATCGACGCCGCGCTCGCCGAGCTCAACGACGCCACCAACGAGGTCGCCGCCGACCTCGACGCCCTCGAGGCCCAGGTCGCCGAGATCGACTCGGCGACCGCCGGGAAGATCCGCGCCGCCGCGGACCGGCTCCGCGGCCTGGCCGCCGACCCGGAGCAGCCGGTCCCGCCGGCCGAGACCGGCCCGGACTCCGAGGGCACCGGATCGACCGACCAGGCCCCGGCCCTCGACTCCGACGGCGGTACGGGCGACGGCCCGTCCACCGGCACGGGCGAGACCAACCAGAGCTGACCCGCCCCCGGGCCCGGCCCCGATAGTTCTGGGGCCGGGCCTACCCCTCGCCGAGGACCAGGAGGTGAGCACCGGTGACGGTGACGGCTAAGACGATCGAGAGCGTGCTGCGCTCCGTCGGGGCGCTGGGCAAGCAGATGCGGCCCTTGGCCGAGCTCGCCGCGGGAGCGGATGGAGCGCTGCGGATGGCCCCGTCCGGGTTGACCGGCGGCGGCGCCGCGTCGTTCCTCGCGACGTGCGCGCAGGAATCCGCGTACTTCCGCACGACCGTCGAGTACGGCACCGGCCAGCGGTACGCCCCCTACATCGGTCGCGGGTTCGTGCAGTGCACGTGGCGGGAGAACTACCGGGCGTTCGGCGCCTGGTGCCGTGACCGTGGGCTGGGCGACGACCCCGGCGTGTTCGAGAAGAACCCGGCCGCGCTCGGGGACTACCGGTGGTCGTGGCTGACCGCGGTGTGGTACTTCGAGGCCAACCGGCTCTGGGACTGGGCGAACGCCGGGGACCACCTCCGAGTATCGCAGGCGGTCAACGGTGGCCGCGGCCGCGCGGGCACAGCGTTCGTCCCGAACCACTGGGACGCCCGCAGGGCGATGTTCGACGCGTTCCGGCGCGTAGGGGACGGTCTCCTCCCCGCCGGTGTGTCGCCCCCTCGCCCGGCCAACGCGCCCCCGCCCGCGGGACCCGAGGCGATCCCCGACATGCAGGAGGGCGACACGGGCCAGCACGTTCACCGCCTCGCGAGCTGGCTGGTCACCCACTACCCGGCCTACAGCAAGATTCCCCTGGACCCGAACCCCCGACAGCAGCGCTACGGCCCGCGGATGGTCGAGGCCGTGCGCGAGTTCCAGTCCCGCCCGCCCGGGGTCGTAGCCGGCGCGGACGCCGTCGGCACACCGATCGGGCCACGCACCAAGCGGAAGCTCTGGGCGGCGGGGTACCGACCGTGACCAGCTCGACCGCTGGACGGCCCCGCCCGGTCAACGACATCTCCAACCGTGAGCAGTGGTGGGCCATCGGCGCGGCGTTCCTGCCCGGCGCACTCGTCCTCGGCACTGCCCTCGCCGCCGGGCAACCGCTGTCACTGCCGTTGATCGGCGCGGTGATGCTCGCCATCCTCACCCCGATCGCCGGAGCGGAGACCGCCCGCCGCCGCACGGTCCGCCAGGCCGAGGACGTCGTCACCCCCGCGGCGGACCCGCAGAACGACGCCGGTGAGCCCCTGCGTCCCTACACCGAGGCGCTGCTCGACGAGGCGATGGCCGAGCGGGCCCAGCGCCTCGGCTGGACACCCCCGGGCCAGCCACAGCCACAGCCCCCGCGCCTCGCCGACGGGCCGTCCGGCACCAGCGCGCTGCCCACCCGGCTCCCCGACACCGAGTGGGAACCCGGCCCGTCACCCCGCCGGGCAGCGCGCGCCGCAGACGGCCCGCCGTCCAAGCAGCAGCACGACTTCGACTACACCGGCGCCCGCGTCCGGGCCTACGACGAAGGCCGCGCCGCTGCCCGCGGCCGCGACCCCGCAGTGCGCACCGGCCGGGCGATGGCCGACCACCGCGACCGGCGGACCGCCGGCCGCCACCTGAGAGGCGGGTGAACGCCCGTGCTGACCTACCCACTCGAGATCTCGCGCGGCGCCCGGTTCGACCCGATCGGCTGGGTCCTCAAGCGCGACGGCGCCCCGATCCGCTCGATCGACGGGCTCGGCGTCGTCGCGAAGATCCGCCGCCATTCCGGCGACGACCAGGTGCTCCACCAGCTCGAGGTCACCCCGACGCTGATCGTCGCCGACCGCTACGGCCCCGACCCGGTCGCGGTCGCCCTGCTCGGCGGCATGACTCCCGCCCAGACCGCCGCTCTGCGCTTCGACCGCGGCGTGTGGGACCTGATGGTCAACTACGAGCGGCCGATGGTCGGCGGCCTCGTCACGCTGCCCTGGGTCGTGTCCCGGTGACCACCGCCGGAGAGATCATCGTCGGCGAGACCATCCGCGTCGCCGGAGAGGTCGAGGTCGGCCGCGTCGGCATCGGCGACGGCGTCATCGTCGTCCCCGGTGACCCGGACGGCGACGTCACCCAGGCCGAGCTTGACGCCGTCGCCGCACGCGTCACCGCCCTGGAGAGCCAGCCATACGCCTTCGACTTCCTCCAGCCGCTGCCGTCGACGACCTGGCTCATCACCCACCCACTGCTCGGCCAGCCCGACGTCCGCGTCATCGGAACCGACGGCCGTCGCCTCTACCCACAGCGCCAGACCTACCCGCTGCCCGGGCAGCTGCGCCTCGACTTCGGATCCCGGCCGGTCGCCGGGACCGCCCACCTGAAAGGGATGTGACCCATGGCCGATCACGAGTTCTTCGGCACCGTCTCGGTGTCCGACCCGCCCGCGGCGAGCGACCACCTGATCCGGCTGCTCGAGCTGCAGGCCGCCCAGACCGCTGATCGAGCCCGGGCCAACCACACGGGGACCCAGTCCGCGGACACCCTCACCGACGGCTCGTCCAAGGTGGCGATGACCACCGCGGAGCGCACCAAGCTGTCCTCGGTCGCGTCCGGTGCGACGGCGAACGCCTCCGACGCGGCACTGCGCGCCAGGTCCTCCCACACCGGCACGCAGTCCGCCGACACCCTCACCGACGGCACGACCAACGTGGCCATGCTCGCCACGGAGCGCACCAAGCTGTCCGGGATCGCGACCGGCGCCACCGCCAACGACACCGACACGAACCTGCGGAACCGAGCCAACCACACCGGTACCCAGCCGGCGTCGACGATCTCGGACTTCACCGCCCAGGTGAACGCCCTGATCCAGAACGTGATCGGGGCTGCACCCGCCGCCCTCGACACGCTCGTCGAGCTCGCCCAGGCCCTGGGCAACGACCCGAACTTCGCCGGCACCATCACCAGCCAGATCAGCGGCGTGTCGAGCCGTGTCACCACTCTCGAGAACAGCCAGGGCGCGTCGAACAGCTTCAAGACCAACGTCGGCGACGGATCCGCCTCGACCTTCACCGTCACGCACAACAAGAACACCCTCGACGTCGACGTCCTCGTGCGCCGCGTCTCCGACGGCCAGCGCGTGTTCCCCGTCGACAAGGCCGCCTCGGCGAACACCGTGACCCTCGACTTCGGCACCACCGTCCCGGCGACCAACGCCTACCGCGTCATCGTCACGCCGCGCTGACGATGGGACTGCACGAACACTTCGCGCAGCTCGCGCAGCAGGCGCACGCCGGCCAGCACGTTCTCGGCGGCAGCGACCCGCTCAGCTCGGCGGCGATGCCGCTGGTGCTGTCGCAGGTCCGGTCCGGGTCGGTCACCTCTGCGCTGACCATCGACCCGACCACCGGTGCCGGGAACATCGTCGACCTGACCATCACCGGCAACCCGACGATCAACATCGGGAACGGGTTCAACGGCCAGAAGATGACCCTCCGGCTGTTCGCCTCCGGCGCCGACCGGACCGTCATCCTCGGCGCGAACATCCTCGAGCCGCCCGGGGTCGCGAGCTCCTACCTGATCCCGTCCGGCACCGTGCTCACCCTCGAGTTCGAGTGGATCGCGTCCCGGCCCACCCCGGGCTGGCTCCTCACCCGGGTCCGGAACCCCGACGTCGCCGACCCCGTCCCCGGGTTCCTCTCCGCCCGCCTGGCCGCCGACAACGCCGGCGTCGCGTCGACCACCATGACGACCGGCCTGTCGATCCCCGTCGTGCCGGGCACCTACGTCCTCGACGGGGTCGTGTTCTACAACACGCTTGGCGCGGCGGACATCAAGTTCGACTTCACTGTGCCCGCCGGGTCCGGCCGCTACTCCGTGGCCGGTCTGTCCACCGCGATCGGCACCGTCACCGAAGGCGACGTCGTCATGCTCACCTCGACCATCGGTGGTGCGGCGATCGCGGTCGGCGGTAACGGCAATGTCGTGCTCGCTGCGCAGCTGGCCGGGTCGTTCGTCGTCACCACCGCCGGGAACCTCGTGCTCCGGTACGCCCAGAACACCGCCAACGCGACCGTCGCGAAGCTGATCGCCGGGTCCTGGATGCGCGCGGAGATCCTCTGACACGCACGCGTGAGGACGGCCCGGCGCCTACGACTCCGCCCGCTCCATCCGCTCCCGGTACGGGCGCAGCTGCTCGTCCCGGCGGGCGTAGCGGCGAGCGATCGTGGCCCGGTCCTCGTCGGTCAGCGGCTCCGCCCCCGCGGCCTCCCGGGCGTGGTACTCGCACACGTAGAGCCGGGCCGCGTGCGGCCGCGGGTACTTGAACCGGTGCGGCACCGCGGCGGCCTCCCGCCCGCCGCACTGGCCCGGTGACCCGCCCATGCTCTGCCGGGCCACACAGCCCGGGTTCGTCCCGTACGACAGGTTCACCACGCACCGAGCTTCGCACGCGCGTTCGACAGATTCGACCGGGGAGGACCGATGAACGACACCAGCGACATCGACACGGCCGTCGCCCTGAACCGCGCCCAGGCCCTCCTCTACGCCCGCCCCCACACCACCATCGACGACCTCCGCGAGCTCCTCCGCCTCACCGTCATCGTCATGGCGCTGCGGCCCTTCACCCCGTTCGCCCGCCCGATGGGCGACCGCGGGCGACCGCTGGACATCGCACCGGATCCCTACCTGCCACGGCCAGCGCTGCAGCGACGTCGGATCCGTGTCCCGGCGCCACGCGTTCCCCGCCCGGACGAGATGCGTCTGCGCCGCGCCGACATGTAGGGCCCCTGCGGGCGCTCACGACACAGGGCCCCGGCTCACCCCCTCGGTGAGCCGGGGCCCTGAATTCGTTGTCCGCATGTCGCCACCTCGAATCGTCCGAACGAGTGCATCGTGCTAACGGCGCCCGGCGGCCGCGCGACACTCCAAGCAACCCATCACGTTGCGCCGAACGGAGCACATCATGGCCGCCCCTCGCAAGGCCGACCGTTCCGCCAACCGCACCCCCTGGCCCGCCCGCACGACACGCGACCACACCGCCGCCGCGGTCGCTGCGACACACCCGCGGCGCACTCACACGGCACCGCTTGCGGCGTGCGTCGCGATCGTGTGCACCGTGTCGGTGTTCGGGGCGCTTGCACTGACCGGTCAGGCGGCAGGACACAACCGCATCGACGGCGCCGCGACGCTGCCCACTCCTCCTGCCGCGCCCAGCACGGTTGTGACGGTGCTACCCGTCGAAACCGGGACCGCCGCTGCCGCCGTCGACGACGCCCTCGCAGCGGCGGACTCAGCGGCCGCCGCAGCGGCCGCCGACCAGGTCACCGCCGACGCCGCTGCACGAGGAATCGTGGAGAACGACGCCGGCGTCGTCGACCCTGAGTTGGGCCCCGGACCATCGTCCCGGTGGACCGACGCCAAGGCCGCCGAAGCCGGCCGTCGACTCGACGAGCTCTCGAACGCTGATCCCAACGGCCCACTGATGACGTGCCTCAAGGCCGGCAACCTGTACGAGGACTGCTGAGCCCCTTCGTTGTTCTAGGGGGACCAGGCCGGGTGGAAGTGCGGGTGCGCGGCGTATCCCGCGGCCAGGTCACGAATCGTCTCGACAGCGAGGACGACCGCCATGGCGTGCGGGTCGTCGCGCAGCCAGCCGAACTGGTTGTAGCGGGTCAGGTCGCGTTCGCCGATGACCTCGACGCACCGCTCAAGCACCCGCCGCTTCGCTGCGACCTCGGCCAGCACCCGGGCCGGGTCGTGGCGGGCGATGTGCCGTGCGGCGGCGACGTCGACTTCCTCGGCGAAATGGATCAGGAACCGCGGAAGAGGCCCAACGCTCGTCGTTGGGTACTCGTCGATGCTGCGTAAGCCGACCTGGTCGGCGTAGTCGGAACCGTTCCCGCCGATCGTCTCCTCGCCGTCCCAACGTTCTGGGTACCGAGGGTCACGGTCGCCGAGGTGCACCCACTCCCAGTGCTCGCCTTCGGTGAGCGGCATGCCCTGGTCGAGCAATTCAGCCCGCCTGCCGAGGGCGAACCGTTCGTCCTCATCGAGGCGAGCGGTCAGGAACTCGACGATGCCGTCCACGCCGGTCACGCTACGCACCGCGCGGCCCGATGGTGAGCTGCTGGCGGTGGTCGTCGATGAGCACGACCTTAACCATGTCGTCGTCGCCGTAGGTCTCGATGTTACGGGCGAGCCGGACGCCGTCGGACATGCAAGCGGGCACGGCCACGGCTCCGCCGATGTGCACGACGACTTCCGCGTGCCGGCCGCAGTGGTCGCGCGCTCCGCACCACATGATCGTTGGGTCCTCTCGGCTCAGATGGTTCGGCGGGATCGGATGAGGTCGGCGGCCTCGTCGGCGAGTAGGGAGAACCCGCAGGGCCAGCGGGCGCGGGCGTAGCCGCCCGAGGTCGTGCACGAGGAGCTGGAGCAGCGGCCGTGGCCGTTGTCGACGTGGTCGGTGAGCAGCCGCTTGACGAGCACGAGGAACTCGGCGTAGACCTCGACCTGCCGGCGGCGGGCGTCGGTCCCGCTGGTGCTCACGGCTCGGGGGCGAGCTGCGACCGGTACCTGATGGCGGCGTCGTCCCGCGATCCTCGGGCGTCGACAAGCGCGTAGAGCACGAGTCGCCGCGGCAGCTCTGCGTCGCCGAGGGCCAGATCGAGCGCAGCCTGCCAGCACTGGGCCTCCCGCTCGCACCGGGCCGCTGCCTGCGCCAGCCACCGGGCGCGCTGCTCCCCGCTGCGGGGAACCGTCTCGCTCATCCGGGCGGAGCTGATGCGCTCCATCTCGGCGAGGATCGCCTCCGGTGTGTCCAGCGGTCCGGCGGCGGCCGGGGGGCCGGCGGTGTCTGGCTCGGCGGTGGTCATAGTGACTGCTCCGATCGGGTATGTGGATCACGTTGAACCGCGTCGAAACGCGAAAAGCGCGGAAAACCGCGACGCCCGGACCGGCACGGTCCCGGTCGTGGCGGTCAAGCTGGTGTCCTCCGGGGTATTGGCCCGCGAGCTCGGGGTCACGGTGCGCACGGTGCAGCACTGGGTCGCCGACGGGCTGATCGAGCCGGACGCCCGGACCGCGGGCGGGCACGCCCGGTTCGACGTCGCGCGGGTCCGGGCCGAGCTGCTCGCGGATCGGCCGCAGGCCCGGCCGAGGCCCGGCCAGGGCTGAGGCCAGCAGCCCGGCGGCGAGCACGACGGCGATCACGGCGACCGCGACAGCCAGGGGCGCCCGCGGTGGTGTCGCGGTCGGGGTGCTCATGCCGGCACCGGGTCGATCGGCTGGCCGCCGACTGTGTCGGGCCAGGCGGGTCGGGGGATCGCCTCGGCCGCGGCGGCGACGGCGTCGCTGTGCACGTGGGTGTAGACGTGCAGCACGGCGAGGTTGGCGTGGCCGAGCAGCTGCTGCACGACGCGGACGTCGCCGGTGGCCCGCCAGGCCGCGGTGGCGACTCGGTGGCGCAGGGAGTGCAGGCGGTCGTCGATGCCGAGCTTCGCGAGGAAGTCCCCGACCCGGTCGGTGATGTTGTGGGCACCCATCTGCTCTCCGGCGACGGCGCCGCCGCGGTTGGTCTTCACGAACAGCGGTCCGGTCTCGGGCAGCTCGGGCGCCAGGCGCTGCCACACCCAGCCGGGGATGGGGACGGCGCGCTGGTCGCCGCCCTTGCCGGTGACGGTGGCCCAGCAGGTGCCGGCGGGCTCGTCACCGAGCGGTGCGGGCGCGGGCGGGGTCGCGGGCCGGCCGAACGCGCCGGCGCCGTAGGGCTCGCGGTGGAAGTCCTCGCGGTGCAGCCCGGCGATCTCGGTGGCGCGCATCCCGGACCAGCCGCCGAACAGCAGCATCGCGAGCACGGGCATGGGTGCGGCGAGCACGGCGGCGAACAGGTCCTCGTCCGACATCGGAGTGCGGACCTTGAACTTCGGCCGGGGTCTGGGCAGGAGCCGGGCCGGGTCGTCGGGCCGGTACCCGCGGGCCTGGAGGTAGGCGTAGTAGGGCCGGATCATCGCGGTCTTCCACTGGATCTGGGGGACCGAGACGAGGCTGGCCTGCCACCGGTCGAGCTCGTCGAGGGTGGCGTCGGCGGGGTCGTGGCCGAGGAACTCGGCGAGGAACGTGAGCACCATCCGGCGGCGGACCATCGTGGAGTGGGCGCGCCCGGAGCGTCGCATGTGGTCGATGTGCTCGTCGATCAGCGTGATCTTCTCCGTGCGGTAGAGAGAACCGCCGGGAATGGTTCGGCGTGTCGGTGAAGCCAT